CTCAGTTTGTTAATCAAGGTAAGACTAAGGAAGAAAAGGGAATATTAAAAGGTTATTATGAGCAGAATATATTACCTAGTATAAAGAAATTTGGTACTAGAAATATGAGTGAAATTTACTATAGATATGGAGAACATCGTAATGAGAAAATAAAGAATATTCCCAATCTAAAACTCACTGATAAAGCTGTTGGTTCTATATTATCCTCTTCTTCTAATGTATATAGTCTAGATGGGTATTCTAATGGCCATTATATTACTAGTGGCAAGGTTAATAAAAATAAGATGTTCTATGATAAAAATGGAAAACTGATTGAAGGAATCCAAATTGGATTAGGTATTGATCCAGATAATACTATGGGAGAACCTGGTCTTATTATAAAAACTCCTAAGGGTAACCAATATATGGTAAAAGCAAGTGACTTTGGAAAACAATTTGCAGATAGATATAGTAGTCTTATATCAGCATATAAAGATGCAATACAAAAAAGAGATAATTATACCAAGGATACTCCAAGTTATGAATATTATGATGGTGTTGCTAAAAGATATGGGCATACTATGACTGGATATGTTTTGGATGCACTTACATCATATAATGAGGCAGCTAATAATAGGTTATATGGAGGAAGAGGCAATAGTAATAAATCTAGTGATGATGGTGAATAATAAAAATAAATAAGATTAATATGGCAACAAATATAGAGCAAACAGGTCCACAAAGATTAAAAGGAGTTAGAAACTCAGACTTATATCCAGATGGAGGAAAGGCATTAAGAGAAGCTATTGCAGTAGGACAAGCTGTAAGAAATAGACAATTCTCTGACCTATGGAGTCAGAAAGGAACCTATTCTACAGACACACTTCCTGTTAGAAGAGATTCTCATTATGATAATAAGGTATCAATCAACAACTATACACCACAAGCAATACATGAGGAAAGAGCTGCAAATCAAAGTTGGTTAGATACCTTAGGAATGGGTCTTGCTAGGTTTTTAGGAACAACTGCAACTACCATCTCTAATACTTTTACTGGTCTCCCAACTGGAATATTTACTGCAATAAATGAAAAGAGATTTTCAGGTATTTGGGATAATGCAGTATCTCAAAAAATGGATGAGTTTAGTAATGCAATTAGAGAAGCAACTCCTATTTATGATACCTATGAGCAGGAGAATGCACCTTGGTTATCTCTTACTCACCTTACTTCGGGAAGTTTCTGGGGAGGAACTTTGGATAACTTGGGCTTTTGGGCAGGAGCTGCAATAACTGGTGGTGGTTTTGCAGGACTTTTGGGAAAACTTGGTAAGGTAGGGAAAATTGCTGAGTTCTTTGCTAAACACTCTAAATTAGAAAGAGCTCTACAAACTGCTATGACTTCTATATATTCAGCTGCTGGTGAGGGATTACAGGAAGCTATGCAGACTAAAAATCAGTTTATAGATACACATCTTGGTGATTTAACAACCTCAATCAATAAACAAAAAGAAGAAGCCAAAGCTATCTATGAAGCTAATAGAGGTAACTTTAAAAAGGATGCCAATGGTAATTTATATGACCCAGCATATTTAGAGTATCAAAAGACTTTAAAGAGCTTAGACAATAAATATGCCTTAGGAAAAGCAGAGATTGAAAAGGAAGCAAGAATGGCTGGCAATAGAGACTTTGCATTGAATATTCCAATTCTTACTATAGGCAATTTAATTACTCTTGGAAAATCATTTAGTAGAGCATATCAAGCTGCTAAGAATGTAGAGCAAAGTACAACTAAGGCAATGGGGGCTTCCTTAATAAGAGCTTCCAATAAAGCTAATGGAAATATAGAGACTGCTGGTAGAGCAATAGCAAGAGGAGAAAAAGCTGATCTTGGGTATAAAGCAGGATCTCGTTTGCCTCTTCCCAGAGTAAGAGCAGGACTAAGGTCTCCAATATCTGAAGGTTTGGAAGAGATGAATCAACAGTGGGCATCGTCTGGTAGTATGGAATATTATAATAGAGATGATCCAAATGATTATTGGAGAGCTAAATTAAATAATGATGGTAAGAAAAATGCAATATCTACTATTGATGCTATTACCAGAGGATTTGCAGATTCTTATGGTGACTATGACCAGTGGGAGCAATTCTTTGTTGGTGCTTTGACTGGAGCAATGTCACACCCAAGACCACGCAATGATAAGACAAAAAAATGGTATGATCCCAGAAGATGGATGACTTTTGAAGGGGGAACAATTGGTGATATATTAGACTATAATAAGAAAATAAAACAAGCTAAGATTAATACAAGAGCTCTTAATGAAGAGCTTAATAGTGACCAATTCTCTGATAGACTAAGAAACCATATAATGAGTTTAAGTGCTATGGCTGAAGAGCAAAAGAAGTCCAATGAAGCACTTTCAAATAATGATAAGAAGGGATATAAGGATGCTCAAGATAAATGGTTTACACATCTAATAGAGTTATATCACAATGCTGGTAAGGTAGATGATTTAAAGGACCTAATAAAGGCTACAACAAATAATCTATCTAGTGATGATATTGATTCAATTATAAGTAATACTACACAAAAAATAAGTAAGGAGGAGATTCAAAAACAAAAGGATGCTGCTCACGAGAGTATCAATAATATTGATGCTCAAATGGATGTCATTAGACAAGATATAGATAGACTAAAGAAAAGACAGCAATCTGCAAGTACTGAGGAAGTAGATGAAATTAGTGAAAATCTAAAACAGGCTAATAATGTTATTGACCAACTTACTCTAGAAAAAGAAAGACAGCAAAAGATAGTAGATAGAGAAGTTAGAGACTATTACATTGGTCCTTATGTAGATGATAAAAATAATCCAATTAAAGATGAAGCAACTGGTAATACAATGCAAGGAGATGCTTTAAAACAAAGACTTTTAAAAAATACAGATTCTATGTTAAAGCAAGTAGATAACTATGAGCAAGCAATCTCTGATGTACAAAGAATGACCAGAGGACTTCTATCTACTGAACAAGAATCTTACCTCGCATACTTAAAGCATCTTGGTGGTAGAAAAATTGATAGAGCAAATTCAATACTCGCTGATGTTAAGAAGAGTCTTCCTTCAAAGCTTAATATTGTAACTGATAAGTCTGCTGAAGAAATACAAGCAGAGTTAGGATTGAGTGAAATACAAGCATATAAGAATGATAAAACTCCTGCTGGAAATGTTACTATTGACTTGTCTAACATGAATGCAGATACATTTGAAAGAATATTTCCAGTACTTTTATCTCTTAGTATAGAGGAAAAAATGTCTCCAGATGATATTAATGCTGCAATAAAGAAAGCATCTGAAAGAACCGCAAGTATTGATAAACAAATAGGAGACAATATTTCTGGAATTACTTCTTTGGATAGAGAGAGAAAACGTCATGATATTACTAAGAATATTAATGATGCTTTGAGTCTATTTCAAGAAGCTAATGAGTTTTATTCAACATTACAGGAGTATATGGCTAATCCTGAAAAGGTAAATGAAGACAAAGAAAAAGCACAAAATAAAGAAGATCTTGATAATGCTACATCTAAAACACAAGGTAAGAAAGCAGGTGAAATTGCACAAGCTGTTAATGAGGGTGAAATATCAAGTGATGAATTTGAAGGACTTTTAAGAGGCGTTGAAAAGAATGAAGAGCAAGAAATTCCTGAAGAAGATGCTGCTGCATTAAGAGAAGCAGAAAAAATATTAAAATATAAAGAAAGAATATTTGCAAAAATAGATGCTAGAACGGATTTAAAAGATGATCAAAAAGAAGCATTAAAAGCTATATTCAATAATTATGCTTTTGGTATTGACAATACTAATGGTCTTCTTAATCCCAAAAGTTACGATGCTAGTTGGTATGAAGGGGGTCTAGGGTTTGAATTTACTCCAGCAGAAGATCAAAGGTTAAAAGAATTAGGTGCAGAAAAAAAAGAACTAAGTAAAGATGAAGATAGTAGAATAAATAATGCAGACAGATTAGCAGAAATAGATGATGAGGAAAAAACCACTTACCTAAGTAATAGAGAAAAGTTAAATAAGAAGCTTGATGGTATCATGGGAGAAATCCTTCAAGAAGTAAAAAAGGAAGATGATGCTTCTTCTAAGATGCCTACTGTAAATAGTCAAAATCCACAAGTTAAAGAACAAACACCTACAGGTAAAGACCCTGTTAGTACTCCTTCTGCTGTTAATACTGAAGCTGCTGCTAAAGAGGAAGCTGCACATTCAGAATCTAGGAGATTAGCTCGTATTATATATGACTTTATACATAATAATCATGTTAATCTACTTGGAGAAAATAGATTAACAAGACTACAAGATATTGATGGTATATGGGATATTATTGGAGAACTAATTAAAGAGTTTTCCATTGAAAACAAGAATATAGAAATTCGTCGTATTAAATTACAGAATGAGACCATTGTAAAAATTTTAAATGCTACAACGGATAGTACTGTAAATAATTCTTCTGAACTACTAAAGAAAATAGCAGATTATATTGAGCAAGATATTAGGATGAATGTTGGATTATCTCCAAAGGTGACTTCCAATATTAATCTTATGGATAGGGCTTGGAAATATGTCTCTGAAAATATCACAAATGATAATTACACTGTAAATGATATATTTGAAAGACTCAAAGATTTTTATGAGAAAGAAGGGGTACCTATTACTGATAAAGAGTTATTATTTCAAGCAAGTATAATTGATTTTTATGACTTTGATGAAAAAAATGGTGGAGTAGCTGCATTCTCATATTTCTATAGAGAGCAAACAACTAAGCTATTTAAAAATGATCTATCTAAGTTACATCTTCATGTTCCTGATAACTCAACATTATTGGGGATTATAAATGATGCATCAACACTGGCAAATAATCAAAATTTAGATGCTAAGGAAGTAGATTCTTTAATAGTTACTGTAAATGAACTATTAGGTAAATATAAATTAGATGGAGAAGATGATGTTAATTACTTACCACAAAAAGTATTAATTTCTACTATTCTACTTGAGGCAGTTGAACTTGGATTTCCTAATGATGATGTATTAATAAGTACAGCAGAAACACAGAGTAAAGAAGAACAAATACAAGATCCTCCAATATCTACTGTAATTCCAACAGAAGATGAAATAGATGAACAAGAGGAGCCACAAACATTTGTACTTAGTGGTGGACAAACTTATTTACAACCAGCTACTTCACAGTATCCATTCTCTAATAGTAGCAAAGATAGTGAAGGCAACTGGAGAAAAACTGGTTACTATAAAATAATTGAAGAGAGAGCAGAGAAGGAGACTGATCCAGCTAAGAAAAAGCAGCTTGAGCAAAAAGCAAAGATATTAAAAACACTTTATACCTATTTACAAGATAAGGGTGTCTTTGCTATTACTAACAATGGGGACCTTACAGAACTACTAAATGAAAGTGGAAATAAAGTATACTTTGCAGTTAGTAAAGAATTATCTAAAAAGATTAAAGATGAATCTGGAGTTGATGTAACAGTTCCCCTGTTAATAGTTGAAAGGAAAGAGGGAACAAAGAAAATAATAGGTGATCTTACTAACTCTTATGATATAGAGAATAATCCCAGTCTAAAGGGAACTGCAAAAGATGCAATAGTATCAAAATTAAAAGATGCTGTTTCAGGGGGTAGTAAAGAAAGTACTGATGATCTTATATTCCTACAAAATAAAGAAGGAGAAAGAGTATCTACCACTGTAAGAGCTTTCTTAATAGGAAGACCTGATTACACAAACCAAAAAGCAGAAGAAAGACCAACACTTAATACTATAGCTAATGGTCAAAAGTTTTTTATTGGTGTAATGAGCAACACCAAGAGAAATGATAATATAAAAGTTGTTGTTGACTCTACTAAAGTATCTGTAGATGCAACGGAATTGGAAAACTCTGTACTACTGCCAAGAATCCAAACTCCAGGTCAGCCTTATTTACTAATAAAAACTAATAGTAGTGAACAAGGTAGAGGATATATAACAGTTCCTATAGTAATGCCACTGTACTCAAAAGATAGTAAGTCACATTTAGCAAATCATATAAAGTCCATATTAACAGAGTTTGTAAAAATTGGATATAATAAAATAGATGATAAAAATTGTTTAAAATATAAAAATAAACTTTTACAATTTCTCAACTTAGATACACTATACATTGGAAATAATCCACAAGGTTCTGATATCTATGTGGTGATGAAAAACCACAACAGTAATAAAAAAGTTGTATTAAAATATGATAATGAAAATAATTTTACTAAAAACTTTATTGAAGATCTAACATCTATTTGGAGTAGTACTAATGAAAAGTTTAAAGAATTTGGACAAGTATCATATAATGTAGATATTAAACTAATGAACACCAATGCAAAAGTAGATGGTGTAGTCTATAATGAAGCAATTGGTGAAGTAGCTAGAACTAATCTAGAAATTGGTGCTTTACACTCTGTTTGTGATTTCCCAGTGATGAACCCTTTAAAGATAGATAATGATGGAAACTTAGTAGAGGATAAAGATGCTTTTAGTAGGCCAAAGGGCAAACAAAATAAGGAAGAGTCTAGTGCAGAATCTTGGGAAGGTTTAACTCAAAATAGACCTACTATAGAATATAATGGAAGAACATTTCCAGCAGTAGATGGAGCAGCTTATGGAAAAAGTGGTTATTATGTTACTTTGGCTGTGGAAAAAAAAGAGGGAAGAAAAGATAGATTAATATTACTCTACAAAGCTCCAAATGATGATGTAGCAATGGATTCTGAATTTGTTAACGAAAATCCTGAAACAGCTACAAAGCTCTATATGGAACTTTACCCTAACCAATATAAAGAAGGTGATACAGTAACCATACTAACAATGGGTAAATACACTATTAAAAATGGAAAACTAGAACTTAAGTCTGATGAAAAAAGTGAAAAAGAAATTATACAAACACTTGCAAAAGAATCAAAAGCTACTCAATTAGTTAATGATGGAAATGGTAATAGCCATTATGAAGTTGGAGATAATAAAGACGTTCCGAGAGTTCACACTATATTAGGAGATAATTGGAAAGGAGAAAGAAATGCTAAATCTGAAAGAAACGGAAGAAGGGCAGTTAAAGCAGGAGATGAAGCTGATAATATTTTAAGACAGGTATTAGCAGGGATTTCAAAGGAAAAAATAAAGTATGATCATAACTTTGTAAGTGATGAAGCTTTTAGTGAAATTGTAAAAAGAGGAGAACAGCTGAAACAATTATTCTATCAAAGAGGAGAAAAGGTTATAAACATTAGCCAAAATCCAGATGAAAATAGAATAAGAATATCTGCAGAGTTTAATACTTCAAGGGGTATTGTACCTGTTGCTGGAGAAGTAGACTTAATAACTATGGAGGGTAATGGTAATTTACATCTATATGATTTTAAGACTTCTAAAAATTCTTTTGACAGTAGCTACTTTAATAATGGTGGCAAGTATACAAAAATATCTCAAAAAGAGTATTACACTTTACAGTTAAATATGTATGCTAAAATGCTGGAGAATATACTTCCGAAGCATAAAGTAGTTACTCTAGAATTAATTCCACTACAATTAATTTTTAATACTGAGAATGCTCATGCTGATGAAAGTAAAGATAGATTAGACGGAATTGAAAGTAGAAATTTAAGTAATTTAACAATTGAGTGTGGTAAGTGGAATAATGATGAAGTGTTAAATAAACTTCTTGAAGAATTTGCAGAAAAGAATCCAACAAAAGTTAAAAAGCCATCTAGTGAAAGTACTGTAATTACTTTAGATGATGTAAAAGCTAAGAATGAAAACCTACATGATGCTATTACACGAAAAAATTCTCATAGTGCAGTATTTGATGTCCTTTCTGAAGAGCAAAAAGAGAGACTTATTAATAATAAAAGAAGTGCTTCAATGTGGGGAAAGTTTATTACAAAAGTAAATAGAGTAATTAAGGGAAAAGATTCAGAAATAGAGAAAAATAAAGAAAAAATTAAGGAACTATTTGATAAACAATTTCCAGAAAGCGAAGATAAAAAAGCTAAAAAATCTAGTATAACTCCACAAAATAGAAATGAAAGAGTGTGGGATAGAGATAAAGAATTAGCTAGAGTACGTAAAATGCTTCCTCAATTATCTGAAAGTGATAGAATAGTAATTGTTGATAGTCTTAGTAGAGTTGTTGAAAATGAAACTGCTTGGGGTAGTTATTTAAATGGTGTAATTACTCTTTATAGAAATGCTATTAGAGGAACATCTTATCATGAAGCATTTCACTATGTTGTTGATGGCTTATTGATTGACAGAGAAAAAGAAGCTATGTTTAAATTAGCTAAACAACAATACGGAGATTTATCCAAAGAGGAATTAGAAGAAAGACTTGCTGATGGGTTTAAGGAATATTGCATTATGAAAGAAGATGCAAGTGTAGGACAAAAACTAATAAACTTTTTTAAAGAGCTTTGGAGTTACATCACTGCATTATTTAAATCAAGAGATAGTATAACAAATATTTATAAAAATATCTATCAAGGAAAATATGCTCAAAGGATGGAACATATTAGCAAAAACTCTGTTGATTCAAAATATTCAACAATAAATAGGAATACAAGACAACAGAGAATTGCAAAACTACAAGAAGCAATTAATTTCTTAAAAGAACAAGGAGAGGCTTTGGTATTTAGATATGGAGGACATCATTATACTACAGTTACTTATAGTGAGCAGGCAGAAAAGCTGACAGATATAGCAAGAGAGTTAAACTCAAGATATTCAATTGATCTTCCTGGAAGTAAAAACAGAATATTTCTTTTCAAGAGAGTAAGAAATCCTTATACAAAAAACTATAAAGTGGTAACAAGATTAGATGAATTAATTAAGATGAAAAATAAAGAAGAAGCTATTTATAATAAACTATTAGAGACAGGATCTGATCACATGATGAATCAAAAACCATCATATAATAGAAAAGGCCTAACTCTATCTTGGGATAGACTTTCTGCTGAACAACAGATGGCATTGATAGATAATGGGATTACTAAGGAAATGTATTCTAAAGGAAATAAAGAACAATACCTAATGTGCTCTATTTAACAATAGTACATAGTAAAAAAAATAGCGGGACAAAAGTCTCGCTATTTTTGTTTATTGCCATTTCTTAGTTTTGAGTTCTTGCATAGTAGTCAATTTTATCATCCATATCTCCAGTAAACTTATCTATTTGTTGATACCATTTAACTACAGGAATTGGAAGTTTAAGAACACTCTTTTCCATTTCTGTGTATCCTTTCCATGGTCCAGACTCCTTTACCTCTGTCCAGCTATTAGGATCAAATGCATTATAAGCTAATGAAGATATATCATTCATAACACCTAATATTGCCATAGGTGATTTTATTGTATTACCAATCTCTCTGGCCATAATTGGTGAAGGAACTAAGTTACCTAATTCATGTACTTCTCTTCTACAAATATACTCTGCTGCCTTTATTGACCAAGGTCTATCTTCATCATCAGGCCAAGGAATAAAGTTAGCTAACATAATTACAGTAAGTAATTGTGCAACTTCAGTAAATATAGTAAAAAGTGTTTTTTTATCTTTTTTATCTAAAGAATCCCAAGCAGCAACAATTCCTATTTTACTAGTTGTTAGTTCAGACAATATTCTTAATCCTGCTCTATAATATCCTTCTTCAAATCTACCAAGAGTTTGATTCCATTGTTTTTTCTGGAATCTTCTATTAAACATTGGCTTTATCCACTTTCTATATTGTAATAGGAAGTTACCAAGGATATATCTTTGTGCCATTGCTCTATCCTCTTCATTATAGGCACCAAATAAATTCCTACTTACAGCACCAACTTTTCTTGAGAACTTACCAATATCATAGGCTTTACCATCCATAGTTTGTATACCTTTTTTAACTTTCATTTCTTTAAGTCCTTCACCAGCATCACTATCTACTACTTCTAAAGCATCCCATAGTCTTACTTCTTTATAACCATTTTCTGATGGGATTCTAACTTTCTCTTTTAAAGCCATTGCTATAGCAACTCTATTGTACAACCAATGGTCTCCTCCCTCTTGTCCTAAGTATTGCAATGAAGTTCCAAGGAATATTCTAGACAATAAAGACTTTCTTGTACTTTGATATTTTCTAGTATCAAAATTATATTTAACATTAAGAAGTTCGTCAAATAATGCCAATTTATTTGTCTTATACCTAGTTCCAAGCTGTGATACATAAGGCAGCATTAATTTGCCATAAATAGAGTCTGCTCTAGCAAGGTCTCCAGCAGAAAAGAACTGCCCATTGGCTGCTTCAATATTTATTGCAGCATTACCTGTTACAACATTAGCAGTATTAGCAAACCAGTTAAATCCTAATTGACAAGCAGAGGCAGCAGACATAGCAAGCTTTGCTAACTTTGTTTTACTTACTTTTTTATTAATAAGAGGAATAGAAAGTTCTCCATCATCTTTCCATAGTTTTTTATATACAACAGAATCAAACCAATCCTCTAATTTAGCTGCTATTAAAGTTGTTTGATTTCTTTTAGTAACAACTCTTTCAATTGAGTTTACTCCTCTACCAAGTCTTTCAGTGATATTCTTATTATTATGTAGTTCTTCAACTTCTCTAATATCATCAGTCATTATAGTTCTTCCTACTTCCAATGCATCTAAGACATCATCAACAGCTGCATAGTCATTAGAACTAATTGCATAAGCAGTTAGAGCTTTAAATACATCTGTAGACAATTCATCGGGATTACTAAGTTTATTTCTATAATATACTGGAAGTAAGTTCCATGGCCTGTTATCAAATCCTACTAAACTTCTATTACCATATAATTGATCATCATCTGATTGATTTCTAAAAGTGGCATTCCAAGATTCTCTTATATTTTTGATAATTTCTGATGGAGATCCCTTTGTATCTAAGAGTCTTTGTAAAGAATCTCTTCTTAATTGAATAGCAGTAACACCACTCTTATTAGGAGGAAATGGGGTACTAAATTCTTCTACTAACTTTTTATACTCTTTAATAAATTCTTTCTTCTCTTTTGATAATTTTGTATATTCAGGATTTATATAAGAAGCATTAGGTGACCATTCACCAAACCTATTTAAAACAGCATGTCCATTTAGCCACTCTTTTTTCTCAGCTATTTTTGCCTCTTTATCCTCAGCACTCTCAGGAATTTTACCATACTTTTTATCTAATCTATCATTTTCTTCTTTTAGGTCTTTATAAAATTGTGCCAAGTTATAGTAATCAATATAATTACCAGTCTTATGTCCATCTCTATAATGTTCAAACATCCACTCATAATCAGTAATTCCTGCTCTCTCTGCTCTTATTTGCAATGCTTGTATTCTTCTAATATCTTTTATAGACTTAAGACGAGCTTTGTCTTTTTGAGCTCTATATACAGAATCCATTGATTGCAAAAATTGGTCACTAGAATCTGCCATACAATCTACCCATCTATCTAACATACTAATATCTCCCTGTTGAGACATTAGCATATCTTCTATTCCAATAACTTTCCCAGACCTATCTCTAATTTCTCCTACAAATGGTTTTAGAAATTCTGCAAATGTGGGAACAACTACTCTTCTATAATGACCTTCAAGGGTATTCACTAGTCCATTTAATTCTTCAATAACTTGGAATAAGTTAACATCTTCTCCATTATAATCAAATATTCTATCAAATTCATCAGATGTATCTTCTTTATTTGCACTTCTAATTTCATATAAGAGTTTTATAATAGGACTAAATGATTGCAAGTAGGAACGCACTCTTCTTAATGTCTTGAATTTCTCTTTCATAGTCATTTTATGAAGAGTATAAAGAGCCTTTTGTTGTGTGTGCAGTTCATCTAAAGCATATTTTAAATACTTAAATATAACAAGAGTACTATCAGCAGAGGGCTGTTTACCTGCCTCAAGAACATGTAAAATTTCAAAAATATCACTGGCCTTTTCTTTATCTCTTGTTATAGTTTGCCTCTTCTTCTCTGTTATTACCGCTTTGTTTATTACCTTTATATTCCTTTCTATTTGTTCCTTTAAGCTATTAAACTTAGCTTCTCGTTTACTATTGTATATACTTTCTTTAGTAAGGACATCTGTTCCTGACAATACTCTATTTGCTATATCACTTGTAACTTTATCAACCTCTTGTATAATATCTGCTACATCTTTTTCAGATTTACTCTTGAATTTATTTAAAATAAATGATCTAAGTCTAGTAAATAAAGTAGAATTACTTGATTCTCCAAAGACTTCCTTTGTAACATTGTCTATTAAATGATACTGTAATACTCTTCCCAATGCTTCCTCTGCAACAAGTTTCATATTATTATTTTGTGATGCAACTACAGCTTCATATTCATCACCAAGTATTAACTTTATTGCTTCCTCATTATTTGAAAGATTGTTTATTATTCTATCAATAAGAGGTGTTTTTCTTCTTACACCAATAAGAAGGTGTGCAAACTCCTCACTTAAAGCCTGCACTCCCTCTTTATTATTAGCTACTCTTATTAATGAATCCACTCCAACAAGAATTAATGAAGCTACACTAAAATCTGTTATACCGTTTCTATATTTAGCTTCTGTTTCCTCAATATCTCCAATAGTAATACCTACATCACTAAGTACTGTAGATATTCTATCATTAAGTACTTGAGTAGCTACTTGCTCCTTAAATATTCTATTATTGTCTGGATTTCTATCTTCAACTGTTACCTTTACGTTATTCCCCTTTCCTGTAGTAATATATGCAGTCTTTTTAGACTGACTTTTATTAAACTCAGTAATATCATTTAAGGTTACCCTATAATTATCTCTTGTATTACTTCTTACTTTAAAAGAACCACTTAAAACATTATTAACAGCACCTCCTAAAAGAGCTTCTGCTTCAATAGAAGTTATTAAGCTCTTATAAGAAGGAAAACCTTTTTCATCATAGTGTATTTCTGGGTGTCTTTGTTTAAAAAAATCAGAATTTGCCAATCCATATAAACTCCAAGTTGTATTATAAATTTCTTTTGGAGTAAACTTAGTAAATGTAGAACTTTTGATGAGATTTTTATTTATCTCATCAAAAAGTTCTGGATTATTCTTTTTATTATTAGTAGGTCTGTAAACACATGCTTTTCCCATAATTTATAGTATTTATTTTATTTACAAGGATTTTCTCCACTCTTTTTAATTCCATCATCAGATGCTTTTTTTGCAAAATCTCTAAGAGCCTGTTCATCATCATTAGACATAGAAGAGAAATTATATCCAGACTTAATAATTTCAGTTAATTCGTCTAATGAAGTATCACCTTCAGTATTTGCTAAATCAGCAGGTAGGTCTACAGGTAAAGTACCATCAGAAGTAAACTCATCTCCAAATTGTGTAAATATCCAAGCATCTTCACCTTCTAATGTAGAACCAGGACCCTTTAATTTATTTATATCATCTGCATGTTTTTTCAAAAATTCAGCCTCCTTTTCTTGCTTTTGAAGTTGCTTTCTTCTTTTATTAGCATTAGCAAAATTTTTATGAAGATCTTCTGGCTTACTTTCTTTTATAGATTTAGCAATCTCTGCTTCTATACTTATTGCTTTAGCAACTGCATTTTCAGTAATAGAGATTTGTTCATCAACATCTAAATTAGAATAATAGCAAGGATTGTTATAATTGAAGCTTGGAACTTTAGTATATACATAAGAAATTCCACCATTAGTATTAAGCACACTATCTGTATACTCATATAGCTCATTTTTATAAGTAATTCTTTTATATTGTCCTTCATATATTTTATTATCAACAGGACTTACATACTCATTACTATTACTTCTTTGTCGTGCTTCTACATATATTTTCCCCTTTTGTTCATCAACTATATAAGGAGGATTTCCATTAAAACTTGGAGCAAGTCTTTCAAGACTATTATAAATCATAGTAGGATGATTTCTAGTAAACAATTCATCAAACTTATTCCAATCCACGCCATCACTGCCATCAAATGTGAGTTTTCTAATTGTCTCTAAATAACTGGGAATTGAAGAAAGGAATAAACTATCAAATAGAGAACTAAACCCACTTGGCCTCCATCCTAATCCATCTTTAAAATAGCTGTATCTAAATAAATCAATAGCCATGTTTGTTATTTCAGAGTCATGTTCTGAGCCACCAGCCAGCATCCAGTTTAAATCTCTGATTGCAGTTTCTCTAAAGCCCTTTAAATCCACCATATTGGGTATTACAATATTTCCATTTTTATCCACCACCATTGCTCTTATAACTTCAAATTGAGCAAACTTATTATTTGCTTTAATAGTTTTAAATATTTGGGGATAGTTAACCAGATAAAAGGCCTTCATTGCTGGAGTTACATCATTACCCTTTTCATCAGTAGCTGTGAAAATATCTGCTCTACTCATTCCATATACTACGGCTTCTTTCAAATACTTAGAAATTAGATTTTTACTAAGTTCTTCATATTTATAATCCTTCTTTAAATCCTGCAAAAAGTCTCTTCTTTGCTTATTTATTTGTGGGAATTGAGTAGCTATCATATCCAATGGCAGCTGTATTCCTAAAGTATAAGAAGCTGTTAAAATGGGAATAGGAGATGTTAATATAGCTTCTCTTATATCATCAACACTGTCAGTAGGTTTCACTAAGTTATTAACAAGGATTTCATATCCAGTAAGTACATGTTCTCTTCCCTCTTTATTTAAGAAATCATCAACTCTAAACACTTGTTTAAGAGCACCAGCTAATGTATGATCTATTGCACCATTTGGAGAATCAGGTCTTGAAATAAAAGTAAGATCTTCTAGATGTTCAGCAATCTTTGTTATTCTATACATAATATTTACTGCTCTCTTAACTTTCTCCTTCATAGCTGCATCATCAATAGGTTCTTCTGGATTTTTGCTTCTTAGATATTCATTGATTTCCATCAATTCTTTAGAAGTAATGTATAAATCACCCGAATCATATTTATCAATGGAAACACCATAATCACGAGCTACTGCAAAATAACCTTCAGGATTTAATCTATAGAAAGGAAGGGCAGTAAATAGGCCTAATTCCTTAATATCAATACCCATTCTTACCATAGCATTAGTAATATAGGCATTCTCTTTTGTTTGTCCTAAATCTGCCAATCTTGGATCCTTCACATTATCCACAGAAGCAGCACTAAACTCTTCATTATTATTTGATATTAATGCCTTTCTAATTACATTACCTTTACTATCATAATATGTTCTTTCTTTTTCATGTAAAGAACTTACATTAAAACCATTTATTGTAAATTGGTAATAAGGAGCTACTCCTAAATTAGTCTGCTGGTATTTACCTTGCATAGTTGTATTAAGAGCATAGATGGCCACCAATTCCTTTCCTATCATGTTTTGATGATGATAGTAAGCATAAGTTGCAAGACTTAATGGATTAGGTTTCTTCTCATATCTATCAATGAATTTCTTCATTTCACCATAATCTGCATTAAGTAAGGATTCTGAAAGTGGTTTTTCTCCATGCATTTCTTTCCACTTTTCTTGCAATGTTCTGTTATTTAAAATCTTGATTCTGAAAGATTCACCAGTGATATGCTCATAATTACCTGGATGATTAACTTGATAAGAGATGTATTTAGAAGAGAGTATTGCTCTCATTATGTCAATCAGCATGTTGTTTCTTGCTTTTCTTGCTCTCTCAGGATCATCTGATTGCTCTTGAGGACTCTTATTTAAGTCATATTCAATAACTCTAGGAATGCCATCTTCTCCAACTTCAAAGGCTTTAAGCATCATATAAAGCTTATCAATATCAAAGTCTGAGCCTGAAAGCAGTGTAAGTTCTGCTGGCATCATGATTGCTGCTCCACATTGCTGTGGTAAGAAATCTTTTACTATGAAGTTTGCCATAGAATACTTACCCTCAGTAGGAATACGATAACCAATTCCTTCAAGAATCTCTGGACATTCTCTATTTACTCTATCAATATCAATTTTCTTGCCAATTATATTACCTTTCTTATCATAAACATTTCTCATGAATTTCCAGAACAGTTTTTTAGTACTGGCAGGAAGATAACACTCAAACCCTGTAATGGCACCATTTTCATCTCTAATGATTTTCAGATTGTTGTCAAAACCAAAGTTTGACATAAGCACACAAGCACCACCATTAATATATTGCTTTCCTACATTATTTTTAAATATAGAGTTTATAAGCTGCTCTACCTTATTGCTTACAGTAGAGTTGAATAATGGAATATTAAACTGTGGTTTGCCATCGACAACTACTAAATCAAGAGCATTAACCATATCCATACCATAGGAAGGATTGGTTTTAAGCATTTTAAGTAACTTTTTTTGCAGCTCTTTAATATTAGTAAATGGTGTACTTGCTTTACCAAAATCTTCTATAAGGTTTTCAACAAATAAGCTGTTGTATAACTTCAGCATATCTTTACCCTTCATTGATTTTGTCTGACTCTTTGTTTTTATTTCAAACTCAGCATCATCTGGAATATCAGACATAACCAAATACTTGGCTTGTGAACCATATATAGACTTTGCATCAACTAAGTGACCTGATGTAGGTTGTGCTTCCATCCAGTAGTCATAAGGAACCTCATGAACAACATCTTGTAATTCTCCTCTTGAAGTAAGTGCATCATTATTTGGATTACCCTCTTCAGGTACTATAGATCTCTCAAGAATATTCTTAACCTCCTCATAACTTGGGGCTAAGCTATCCATTAAGTCATTATATTCTGGTTGTGTAAGCATATAGTTATCCAATGCTACATCAGCACATCTCTTAATGGCATAGCAATCTGGGAAATCAGAAGTAATAGACTTATAATCATCTTCACTCACTTTCTTTAATATATCTTGAAAATCTCGTATTTCAAGTAGCTTTTTAGCTGCTGCTCTTCTTTTCTTTATATCTTCAGTAAAATTAATATCAATAGGACCACTACAACCACACTTAACTGCTGATTCAAATAGAGCTACATCAATATCATGTTTCTCCATAAACTCATTAAGAGCAGTTATTTGAGGAGATTTAGCAAATAAAGTAGATGTCTTTCTACCATTAGAGTTCTCTGCATTCTCAAGTAGTTGGATAAATGCCAATAACATTATTTCAGAGTCCTTATGATGCATCGGTGCTCTCATAAATGTTGGATTACCATTAGCATCCTTAAGTCCTGTTGGTACCATTACATTGGCAAAAAGGAAAGGCTTTATAGTATCAAATGTTACATAGAAGTCTTCAGAGGATCCCTCGCCATTAGCAAGTCTAGTAATAGCATCTTGCTTATCTGGAGACCATCTACCCAACATATCAAGAATAGCTCTAAATGAACTTGCTGTTCTATAAGCCTGTGCATCAGTTGCATTGATTTTCTTCCACTTTGACAGCAAGCTCTTTTTAACTTGCTCTGTAATGTAACCTCTATCAATAGCAAAATCAAGACTTGCTCTAACTCTTGTATAACTATTACTAGTGACTATTTTATCCTTGAGATAAATAGATCTTTCTATCTTTCTACCATACTTTGAATTAGTATTAAGCTTAGTTCCTGAAGCATAAATTTCTTTAATTCTCTTTATAAAGTCAGTATAGTTCTTTGTAAAAGAAAGATCAGTAGCAAATAATTGGATAATGTTTACTTGTGCAAGTGCATTGTTGAGATAAAATTCTTCTATATTATTTCTATTATACATTCCACCATCACCAATAATTTTTTGGTCACTACCAAGTTCTTTTAGTCCAGCAAGACTTCCATAAAATTCGTTTGAATCGTCAGTAAGTGTTTTATCAAGAGCAGCTTTAAGCACTTTGTTAATAAGTTGCTCTCTATTTTTACTTTCATTAATGCTTTCTATATAATCAAGAACTTTAACAAAGTCATTTTTATCTAATCCTTGTGCTCCTATCTCTGGTTCTGTTAATGCAGTAAACTCTCCATTATCATCTTTAGATACTAAAATATCATTAAGATGCGGAAAATAGAGGAACTCTTTTTTATTACCCTCTGTATCATAGTTAGAAATTTGTCTTGCTCCATTGCTTGCTCTATCAGCAATTCTCTTCATTCTTACAAGTTCTTGCTTGGCAACATCTACAAAATAAGGAAGAAGACGTTCTTTTACCTTCTTTATAGCTTCTTCTTCTGACATTAAATCTTCACCACGTTGAACAACTTCCGTTGTTACTTTTGGTGCCTTTACAAATACTGCTATTTCGGTATCAGAAAGAGGAGGAAGAGCATAATAGGCATATTCATATTCATTGGACCTATCTTGAACAACTACTCCATAGAAATACTCATGTAAGAAGTTACACATAATTTGGTCCTTTGTCCACTTACTATATGGAATAGTATCCATATCATAAATGTGCTTAAGTGCAAAGTTTCTTCGTACTTCATTACCAATATTTATTGTCTTTTTTCCAGTGTATTCATCTCGTTCTATAACACGAGTAAATAATTGCAACCAAGGAGATCTGAATTTTTTATTGCCTGAATCATAGAAAAATTCATCATATCCAAACTCTTCCTTCAAAAACTCTTCTATATGTTCTCCAGTACTTATGGTTTTAACCATGTTATCAATGTAATTAGGATTAACATAAGAAGGATAAGATTTTCCTTGTTGTCTAAATGTAGTGTTGTTATATGTCTCAGATACTGTACCAAGATTATCTGCAATTTTCTTATATGCACTATTATAACTAGTTACAAGACTATTTTTACCAACAAGATCTTTAGTTTTCCAGTCTTTAAAACTGTTGGCAATAAAACCAATTCTACCAAGAGTATATTTTATTTTATTTTTAGTTTTCCCAATATCAGATGCTGTCATAGCCCCTGCTACAACATTAACTGATTGTACAATACCAATTGATGTTAAAGCATCTGCAAGATTCCTATAAATTGTATTAAAATTAGCATTAATAGTATCTTGGTCAACACGTTCACTGTTTTTATATTCTTCTTGTTTATTTAGTAAATCAAGTGTCTCGTCTATAAGATTACTTACCTTTTCTATATTAGAAGTGTTTGGAACACCATACATATCCCAAATAGTAAGACTCTCTGCACTCTTTGGTTCAGAAACAATGTATGTCTTTGCTCCACCTCTATACAATGAATCTGCCTCATTAAGTATTGAAATTTCAGATGCCTTTGCATTTACAGGGAAAGAGGTTCTTGTAACACCACCTATACTATCTCTTTGTTCTATTATTTTTTGAGTATATACAGGCATAAATACCTTAGCGCCAACATCGGCATATAGAGCACTTATGGCATCTTCATTATCCCATAGCCTGTTCTTTATTTCAGATATCCATGGATATTTTTCCTCCAGTTTATTTAGAGCAGGAAAGTCATAGTTACCATCTTCATCTTTAATTACAAAGTCATCTGGTTTATCTACTATAGCAGAACACTCATTTATAAGTACTGTGTGTACCCATGCCTCTCTTAGGTGAATAGGCATGCCAAGATCATCATACTTTGTTTCTCCTGATGGATCTACATCTTCAATATTACTAAGTATTCTTCTTGTAACAGCTCTCATTGTTTTTGCAGGGTCTTGTTGCCTTGCTTTTATCCCATAACCATCAGCACCAGTGGCTTTATTTCCATTTGTATCTTCAGTGAGATTATCATTATCTGAAGTGTCAATTTTATCAGTTTCATCAGTCTGGTCAATAGTAGTACTTTCATCATTAAATGAAAGTTTTACATTATTTCTTGTTTCAATAATTGGTAAAGTTTCTTTAAAAAGAAGATCAAAATTATCATAAAGTATTTGAAATTGTTCTCTAAGAGTTCTTACATCTACATCTTCAGTATTATATAATTCAAGACCACCTAAAAAATCAAGAACAGCATCTTTAATATCTTCATCATTCCAATCTTTATCCTTTATTTTATCCAAATAAGAAAGTCCTTCAGCATCAAGTCCATCTTCAATAGAATCATAGGTTGTTATATTTCCTTCTTCATCAGATGCTTTTTTATCAGAGTCTCCATAAAGAGCAGTTTCTATATTACCCTTAGTCTCTCTAATAATTCCTTTATGTACATTGCCTTCAATATCTTCCCAATCATTTATAATATAAGGAATAGCATTTCTTATAAAGTTGTCAATATCTTCAAGAGATACTTTAATTCGCTCAAGTTTTAATTTACCTTCATCTCCTTCTGCCAGATTTTTAAGTCTCTTATCAATATCTTCTTTAAAGAGTTTTGCATTCCACTCTGCATTTTGATTAAACCATGTAGCAATAGTATCCTTTCTCCTATAGAATTGTACAGGAGTTAATTGCATACTTAATTTATATAATGGTGTAGTAGTGTCAATATCAGTTTTTGCATTAGCTCTAAGAGAACCATTAGAGATTAATGTAGACTCTGCAGGTTGAGTAGAGCTTTCAGAACCTTCTACTACTGATTGAATTGCATGTTGCTGCTGTGCTCTTTGATTTGGACTACTAGCAATACTTTCAAGAGAACTAAGATATTGTCTATTTTCAGGCTTTATATTATTTAATATCCAACTTATTTGAGTATTAGTCAGATTCTCTGAATTGAAGAAATAGTTCCCAACAGCTTCATATATATCATTAGGTACCTCAGTAGTAAACTCCTCATTAAAGCTTGTTCCTACCCCTTCAAAATAACCTTGAAACATATCTGAAAATTGTTTCTTTTGTTCATCTGTGAATACAACTTCAGTAGGTTGGGTTTGTGTTTGGTTATTATTAGAAGCAACTTTTCCTCCTGTATTTCTACTTTTAGTAGAGAATTTTTCATGAGCTGCTGCAAGAATGGCTTTTCTATCCCCATTCTCATCTCCCCATTTCATTTCTTTTTTAGAAGTAACAGAAATAATTTGGTCTTTTTTATTTACTACATACTCTTTACCCTTGTGTGCAACAACTACAGCTCTACCCTGGTTTACTGCAAGATTAGCAAATATTGCTCTTCTGTCAGCAGTATCCTCTTTAAATACTTCATTTCCTGATTTATTAAAGATATGAGTGCCTCTGATAGTATAAGTTTGTGTTTTCTTACCTTTTGGAGTATAAATTATAGTAAATTCTTTATCTGAAGAATTATTAACAGTATCATAATCTATATCATCATTATTTCTAGAAAAGTCACCATTGTTATCAGTAGCTGATTTTATTTGATTTGGGGTTGGAACAACTATTTCTTCATATCTTCCCTCAGCACCTGAATATAATACTCCATCATATTCTTCCATATTACTCATTCCCCTATTAAAGTTTTCAGCTAATCTTACATTTTTAATAGCTTCTTTCATACTTATATTGGGATCTGTTCCTGCTCTTAGTGGTTTTTTTATATTTACAAATAATTTCATTATATTACCATATTGAGCAGCTTTATTCTCTACGGAAGATAAATATAATCCTTTACCATAATATCCCTCATCTGTGTTTTTACCAAACATTTTAGTATCTAGAATATTCCACTTACTATTGGTACCATGATATACTACTAAAGGTTCCCCATTTTTATCAATTATTTTAGATGCATTCTTTGGATCCTTTTCCCAATCACCAAACCAATTTTTAAAGGCTTTGGTTCTAACTTGAAGCCATTGCTGCTCAGTAAGATTAGTCGGGTTTCCATTAGGAGCTTTCATGAAGGTGCCATTCTTAATAGCTTTTTTCTTTATATCATCAAGTTCTTTTTGATTTTTTATAAAGGCATCATAATCCCTTTTATTACTATTATTATATTCTCTGTAAGTCTTTGCATCAAAAGCATTGATAGCCTTATCGAAAGTATTCATCATTCTTGTGTAGTATGGATCTGAAGACTGAATACCAAATAACTTCTTAAAGGCATCAATAATTCTTTGCCATAAAGACTTCTTTTTATTTTTGTCAATAGACTGTAATTTCTCTCTAAATATAGGATTAGCTAATTCAGCAATAAATTCTCTTTCATTAACAATGCCTCTTTCTCCTTTGAGAGCAGGATTATACTTAAGTTCACTAAACAGTTGTCTAAGCTCTTTCTTAAAATCTTGAAGAGGTTTAGATAGTTTACTATCTTCAGTTTTAAGTGCATAAGTAGAGATTGCATGAATCATTTCATGCAACATTGTAGATGCTTTCTTAGTATTATTACTACTATTCTCATAATAATTCTTTGAAAGGTATATAGTGTTTTTAGTAAAAGCACCAGTACTTCCTGTAGGAAGAGAATTAGTAAACACTACTTTTATTCCCAATTCTTTGGCAATACTTAATACTTTGTTTGCCAATTGTTTGGAAACCTCATCTGAATTAAATTTATTAAGTAACTCTTTTATTTTATCTATTCCATATACTGTATTAGATTCAATATTAAGAGGAGTAGTATTAATATTCAGAGCTGTAATAATTGCAGATGCTTCATCTTCACTAAGAGTATCATAGTCTATATCAGCTTCTGCATTATTATTACCAAATATTCTTCTAAATGCAAATTCCAGCATATCAGAAGTTATTGGTAGACTAATAGAGTCTAAGTCTATTTTAATTAAACTCCTAAATGAATCTACAGCAGGATTATTACTATAAATTTCTCTTAAAAGAAGAGTTTGAACAGCCTCTAATTGTTTAAGAAAATAATACTTTGCTGTTGGTGTTTTTGTTATATAGGAAGCTATTTGATCTTCAGGAATACCAATTTTTTCTACAAAATTATTCCATTCCTCATTACCAACTTGTCTTTTAAGGCTTTGTATAGTTGTATTCTTAGGACTTATTGAAGTTCTTAGAGCACCTCTACCATCCAATGTAACTTCAACACTATTATCTGAAGTATTCTCCTGTGAGTAGTGGTCAGAATATTGTAACTCTGGAAATTGTTTTTTCCTATATTCTACCAGCTCTAATGCACGTTTTGTTGTTTTAGCGTTATCTTGCTCTCCTAAACTATTAATTAAAGCATGTCTTATACCAAGATATTCTGCTATATCTCTAGGAGTTTTAATACTATTTATAACCTGTTCTATAATAGAATTATCTGCAAATTCATCTCTAGAGTTTATAAAGTTATACATAACAGAATTAAGTCTAGTGCTTACTTCTGCACCATAGTTTAATGCTGGGAAGGTAATTTTCAGTGTTTGACTACTGGCATTTTTATCTTCTACTACATTAACTGTATTATTTGATTCATTATCACTAGGTACTCTATATTCTATATTAATATTAGGAATAAGAGAATTAATTTTATCATTAAGATCTCCTGTATTTCCTTCAGTATTAAATGTTTTTGAATACCAATTTTTAAAAGTATTTTCTAATGCTACATTGGACAAAGATGAAGATGTTAGGCCATTTTCATCAAGAAATAATTGCAGGATATTGCTCATTTGAGCCTCCTTAATACCATTCTTATCTAAAATAGTTTTCCAATTATTAGGTACTATTAAACAAGCTCCTTGTGCCATAATTTTTATTTATTTATTGTTGCAAAGATACTTAATACATTTTATTTTTCTACTCTCATTAATATAAAAGTAAGTTTCTAACAAACAAATATTGATATTGTTATTGTAAAATAATATAAATAAATAGCTATATAGAGCATAGTCAATAGTAAAAAAATGGGGAAAGTAACAAATGTTACTCTCCCCATAATAATTTATTTATATCCTATAAAATCTGCAATTTTTTCAGCAATCCTCCGCATATCTGGATGAGGTTTGCCTGTAGTTCCTTTATATCGTAACTCCAAAAAATATTTCCAATCTTCTTTATAACCAGTCATAATTAACTCAGTTTTTATAGCCATTGGTAATACTGCTCTTGCTTCTTGTGGTGACCTTTTAGCTTTTAGTAGGTCAAAGTACCTTCTCTCTGCTTCTCGTAGACTATTTATTAGTAAAGTAGATTCATAACTATCTTCATTATTGTACATCCAATAAGGAATTACATAAGTAATTTCATTATTGAATTTATCTTTTGAATAGTTACAATATCTTGTGCTCTCTTGTGCAAAACTAAAAATTCTATGCCTTACTAGCTCATGTGATATGCCCCTATCACAAGTAATCCTAAAGGAAATCCTTTGACTATGATTTTCTGTAGGAGAACATAAATACTTAAGAGCAAAGTCCTTATCAACAATCTTAGTTTCAAAAACTCTATAGTTTGTTGTAATGTAAAAATGATCATCTTTAGCTTTAACTACTGAGTATTTATCATTATTAAATTTTTGAATAAGATTAAATTGCTTCATTTTCTCTACTAAAGAGTTTGGTCTGTTTTCTTTTGATGGAGTTATATCAAAATCAAAATACATAGTACCATGCTCAAGCATTGCATAGTGGCCAGAAGCAATCATTTTCTTTACAAAGTCTACAGAGCTATTTTCTGTTATTTTATTTTCTGATTTATAGCAGTTTCCACACCAACAAGTTTTACCTCTGTACCTTATTTGTATTATTCCAGAGTTAGTTGAAGTACAATATACTTTTCTTTTCTTCTTAGGTAATATTTTAACATGTTTGTTTCTGCTGATTATCCAAGAGTCTCTTGTACTTTCTTCTATAAAGCATTTTTGATTCATATTTGTATCATATGTAAATGATGCATTTTTACCTAATAATATAAATACTTCTTGTACCTCCTTTAAAAGTCTTTGAGATATAGATATATATCTTTCTTTTCTTGTAGTAGTGTGAAAACCATCTCCAAGATACATATTTTCTAACATTGTTTCTAGATAATCATCTGGAAGTTGTCTAAACCAAGGTGGAAGATGCTTATTTGCGGAACCTTTACCAAATAAGTAATCAAATAATTCAACCCAAAGAATACCACCATTAATTATAATCCATTTAATTTCAGGTTTTCTTGGGTCTTTACCTATTCTATAACTCCAACCCAAATTATCTAAAGCTTGAATTACGTTATTATATAAAGGTGTTCCCTCTGCTTGAGTTATTTGACAATTACTACCACTACCACTACCAGAATGATTATTTGTGTGACCTTCTGCTATAAAAGCCCCAGCAATAACCATAAAGTCTTTAGTAATTTCTAATTTTATTGACTTTCTTGTAACTCTACCATATCCTATATTGATTATTGTTTCATATTCTATTGTTGGAATATGAATACAATCTGGACTTCTTTTAGAGTTAATAAAGTATTTGGGTATTCTAAATCTACATTGTTTAGATTTAGGAATTTTATCAATCCCTGCTAGTTGAGACGCAGTAATAAAACTATAGTCTCTCTTTTCTGGAACAGATTGATATATTCTATGATTTTTAGTAACACACAATTTAATATTGGTGTGGTTTATCTCAATCATAGAATCTTCAATCTCTCTACAAATAACATTAGGTATGTCCCACACCATTTCATTTGTTTCTGGAACATATGTTAAAACTCTGTCTTCATTGGATACTTCAGAAAACAATTTCCATCCACTGTTTGTTAACACTTCAGTATCTTCTGAATAGCAAGTTCTTCCTGCTATTTCAATTTGTTTTAATACTCCATTAATTCCATCTCCTTGTTGGAGTAATTCTACATTTGAGTCTATTAATCTCATTTTATATTAACATTAAATTCTTCCTTAGTTTCTTCTTCTGTATTATTATTAAGTAGGTTATCTATTAACCTACCATAAACACGCTTTCAATCTTCTCCTAAAGTATTCCAGTCTTTCTTTAGATTGTCTGCATCTTCATTAATACTAATATGTTTATTATCACTCATGTAAATTATGTTCTTTAATTAAACGTTGTGCTATTACACATCTAATATGTATTGGAATACTAATGTGTTTACCTTCAGAATTAGAATAAATATAATGGCTTCCCTTATTTCTAACTAAAGAATAGCCATTTTTTTCAACTAAGGAAATAAAATCTTTAAATTTCCATTGTTTCACTTTATTCTAATTTAAAAGGGGGATCATTATTGTAAATGTCCCCCTATTATTATTTAGTAATTAACCGACATTAAAGAAGAGACAATAGTGCTCCTGTAATAAGACCAAATACATCAGCCTTTACATCATGCCAATCAAATCTCTCTAACTTCTCATAGATAGTATCAAAGGATTCCTTAAACAGTCCTATAAAGAAGAACACAATTGCTGCTGTCACTGCCCCCTTATATGTAGGACAATGACATAAAAGCACAAGAATCTTTGATACCAACAATGTCCCAATAAGACACACAATATAATGTACATACTTATCAGAACTAAAACTACATAACCATTCTGCTAATTTTTTCATAATGATGTTTATTTAATTATTGTTTATTATCTTATTTAATTAATCCAAAGGTATCAACATACCAGCCAAGTTGTTTAAATACTCCATTTGCCCATCCATATATTTCATGGTATTGGGGTCCCTCAGTTAAAGTGGGATACCCATTATAAATATACAGGTGACCTTTAATATATTCGGAAGTATCTGTTGATGGGTGTGTATCAATAATATGACATTTGCCAAGTACAGAGAAGTTTGGTTGAAGAACATAATCTAACAAATATCCGCCGTCTGGATTCATTTGAATTTGTGTTAAAATCATCTTATCTAACAAAATTTTTGTATTTTCACTATATCCATTATACATATAACATGCAGTATGTGCATTGCCATCAATTATTACATTGTCAATTTCTGTATTTACACTGTAATCAACTTTAATTCTGTCATAATCCCAAGCAACAGTGTTAATTATCTTATTTCCATTATTAGCATTTATACGGTATGTACCTGACATAAGATTTATGGGAATCCAGTTTCCAGATACTTTAGAGCCAATAAGAAGTGTTGAACAAGTAATTTTATTCCCAATGAAAGAACCTGCTCCTTGTTTGTTTATGATGTAATTATAGGTACAATACAGGTTAATGTCATTATTGCCCCCAATACTTATCTCATTGTATCCAACTTCAACAAAAGAATGATTAACTGACGGATTACTACCAATATAAAGTATTGATATTTCCTTTGTCTTGTTTTTAACCCAACCCCAATTCCTGTTCATGTTGTGGGAATCAAGTCTTATTCTGTTACGCGTTACACCGCCACCCCAAGCAATAGTTGAGCCGTCAATCTTAATGTCATTGAAACAAGCACATTCACCTATTTCAATTGTACAGCCGCTTGCAAATGTTATCCACACACCATTTTCAAACCCGTAGATGTGACGCACATTAAGCACACTGCCATTCCCACCACCATAGAATACTGCTGTGCCTTTACCAAAACCATATTTGGTTGCAGAAGCATCGCTTGTGTCATAATACGGGAAGCTGTCCGCACCTTTTATAATAGCGTTGATTTCAATGTGCTGCCAAACTCCAAGGTCTCCAGTGTTAATATCATCGGGCCCTGTTGTTGCTTTGTATGGATTATAGTTGTATTGTGTACCAACACAAGATATACCCATTGCATCATCACTTGCATTGCGTACTACAATTGCACCGCGAACCTCAATTCTGTTCATATTTGAACCAGTTCTAATAACTGGGCCTGCAAGTGATTCATCTCCTATGATGTCATGCATTACTATCAACGTTTGATAGCAATTATAAGTACTTCCATTGCTGTTAGTATAGCCAAAAGATGAATTAATATTCTCTTTACCAAATGGCTCAATCAAGTTTATTGTCTTCTTTACAAGATAGCCTTTCTGTGAAGTCAACACAACTGGTATATGGCCTGCATTGTCTATTGCTGCTTGTATTGCATCACTATCATCAGTAACACCATCACCAACTGCGCCCCACCATTCGGGATATACAACATTACATCCAAGCAATCCTTTAATGATGTCACCACCAAATATCTTGTATTTACCTGCTACAATCTCTGTATTATCAAATATAATAGATTGGACAGAATGTGGGGTACCAAATACTGTTTCTCTTGGTATAAAGAATGTTGAATTTTTACCAACTACTATATCTCTATTCAATGCCTCTGACAAATAATTACTTTTACTATATGGAAAATAATAAGATGAATCTGTAGCACTGACAACATTGACTTTATTAAAAATTGCATCTATATCATCTTTATAAACACCACTTGTACTTATATCTTCAATAACTTTTAAATTACTCTCATAGTATAATTCAGAACAGTCTTCTTGTGTTTCTACGTAAGCCCCTAAAAGATAAGAAGCAAAATTAGGATATCCATGACCACCAAAGATATCTCTAAATATATCTTCGTCTGAAAATTGGTCACTTATTTGTAGTTGTCCTCTTATAGTATTTAAAAATTGTTCATTTAATTCATTAAAATTATTAGATACAAGATTTAAGTAAAAATGATTATAATTACTTGGTGTAGGAATATTACTATTTAAAAACTCACTCTCAATAAAAACATTATCTGCATATCTGTTTAATGTATTTTTTTGTAGTATATTAGATAAATTAGGGTTGTTTACATCATCTTTTAATAAATAGTTCTTTAGTATATTACAATAATTACTAACAGAAGAAAGCTGTTCCTCTAAATTTTTTTGTACTGCTTTTTTAGATATGCTGCCGATAATAGTTCTTACATTTGTACCAGGAGTATTAATAATCCTCCTTATCTTCATTTTTACATCAAGATCTTTACTGTCCATAATTATATATTTTAACTATTAATAAGTACAAAGGTACTACTTTATTTTGATGTAATGATGTAAAAAGCAAAATATAATACAATTATAATTATAATATTAATTAAGTTGGAGTTACCTCACTCTCAGAGGTAGGGTTTTTAAATCCACATTCAATACTCCTTATACATTCTTTTCTTGTATAGGTGTTTTTAAATATTGGAATATTAAATATAGTGAGTAATTCTACTATCATTGTCCCTTCCTCTCCTATATATTCATTGACTGACTTACTAACAATTGGATTCATATTACTTTTCATAATTTTTTTACTTTAGTATTTAAATCCTCATTCTTTCATATAATCAAATCTTTCTATATCTTTAAATTCATCAAATTTAGTTGGACTAAGAAGAATTTTTCTGGGGTGGCATTTATCACCTCTCCAATCTTCAATTGTACCATGTGAGTATGTTTCAAAGTTTATTGCATGGATACTAAAATACCTCTGAAAACCATATCCCTGTACACTCTTTCCCAAATACCCAAATTTCTTTATACAATAATTACTAACTACTTCTTCATGTCCTCCATCTTTTGTTGCATAAACAGCTACAAGTAATCTCTTTGTAAAAAGTCCTGTTTCTGCTAAATCGGGGAAATAGTATACTGTAAAGAATTTAAAGTTACTTAAAAATGTTTCTTTTTGTGCTTCATATTTCTCACATTCAGATTTTGATGTAAAAATCTTTTCATCAAATGCTTCATAAACTACCTTTGTTGGGATTATTTTCATAATTTATTAAACTTATAAATACTATAGCCACTATAAAAGAATATAGCAGCTATAGTATTTAGATTATTAATTTATTTATCATCTATCATATCTTCTGGCACAAACCAAACATCTTTCTCTGGATCATAACCTACTTCAGAGAAGTTATCCAGCTCTTGATACTTCTGTATCTCTGGCCATTCAACGGCAATGTATTTTTTCATACTTACTTATCATTTAAAAATTTATAACTCGAAGTTACTTTATAAATTCATCAAATAATTTACTAAATATCAAATGTTCCATGAAACATATAGGACTTTTAATATAAGGAAGTTTATCCTTTTTAATACATACATATCTACCTGTTCTTATGGGCTTACCTTTGTCAAGACTATCCTCCATTTCAAGAATAAATTTACCTTTTTCTAATGCTTTTCTGCAATTATCACATAGTTCATTAGGATCACTAATATTATGTGGTGCCTCAACATCTCCTTTTAATTTACCTAATAGGGCTACTCCTGTCTCTTTACCACAAATAAAGCAATGAAGTACAGAGGGATTAACTCCATATTTAGGACTTAAAGCAATTGACTTTCCTTCAGACATAATTATAAATGTTGATTAGCTATTAATATATATAATCTATATAAAGAATTTATTGCCCTTCTTCAATTCTTTTTTTACAATCATCACATATAAAATCAATACTTTTAAAGTCTTTTGGTGCTTTAGCATCTCCCTTAAGTTTGCCAAATAATATTATACCTATTTCTTTGTAGCACACATAGCAATGAAGAGTAGAAGGATTTACTCCATACTTAGGGCTAAGAGTAATATAATCCTTTGATTTTATTTTATCCATATTTTTACATATATTTACTTATCATTAGAACATAATTCTACTATGATATTCTTTTCTTTGCCAAATGTAATTGTATGCTCAAAGGCATCATTAGTATATTTACATCTCTTCTTGGGATCTTCTTCCAGCCATAAAGCATGTTCTATGACTTTCTGCATATCAAAAAGAATATCAGCAGCGTCATCATAATGAATACCATAACTCTGATTATAATCTACTCCCCAGCATAGTTTACGAAGTTTATTAATTATTTCTTCAACTTCAGCTTGCATTTTATATCTCATTGCTGCCCTATTATATGGCTTGTCTTCTTTATGGAGTTTATTAAATGCCATTTCACAACATTCTTGAAGTGAAAAGTCAAGTTGACCAATAATTAACCTATCTGTTACTCTACAAGCATAGGCAAGAAGTTCTAATTGCCTCTCATTAAGAGTAATAGTAAATTGTTTACTTTTTTTCTTTGGTTTCATCTGACAGCAATTTTATTTCGTCATTAAGATACCAAACAGCTTTTTTAAGATCTTCTATAGTCTTTTGTTTATTAGTGTATCCTTCTTCCTTTTTATGCCCAGAACGAAGGATATACTTTATACTATTACCAAGATTAAAGTCAAGATATCTTGCAATATCTATAACTTCAATTCCACATAATTCTTTAAGCCATGTATAATGAGATGGGTGATTTACTTTATCATCTTTTTTATCATCTCTTTTTTCTGGTAATTTACCTCCTTTAATAAAGTAATTAAGCAAAAATGCTAATGTTATTACTCCTATTTGTTCTCCCAATGGTGCAGTTACATCTCTAATATATATATATTGATTTTGTGTGTCTACATACTCTACTTTATATACCTTTCCTTTAGTATAGCCATTAAAAGAAGTCTCAACTGTGACAGTATCACCTCTTTTAAGATGCCAATATTCCTCTCCAGTCATAATTATATAATTTAATTGATTTATTAATTTATTTATTGTACATTAATGAACCCAATGGTCAGGAAGATTTCCATCACTATTTAAAGAAATATCCGCATCTAATTTACATCTTGTGCAGAATATAGCACCTGCTTTAACCATACATTTATGTAAATTATCAGCCACTTCCATAGCTATATTAGCAGGAGCTTCACAATTAATTTCATCATACGGTATAACACATATTTTTACTTTATTAAATAAATTGTTCTTTCTTAAATAATCAAAGAAATAAATCAATGAAAAGCGCAAACACATACTACCACTAGCTTGTATTCTATAATTAATACTTTGTTTTTCTGATGCAGACTTTCTTTTAGAGAAATGTTTAACTTCTTGTACCTGTGGATCATCAAATTCTCCTCGGGTCTTTTTACTTCTATATTCATCCCAATATCCAGGTTCACTCATTCTTTCTTTTATTTCTTTGAGTTCTTCCCAGTCATAGATAAATGTTTTATGTCCAGTTATAGGACTAAGTAGAATGTAACCTTTATTAAACCAGTCTTTTCTACAGAAGGATTGATACTTTTGTACCCCTGTAAGACCACTCATATAAGCATTATATATCTGATTAGCTTCTTCTTCTGTTTTACCATAATTAGCCATGATAGTATTAGCATTGCCCCCGTAGGCTACCAAAAATTCATATCCTTTGGCTATCTGTCTTAAAGAATGAAATTTATGTTTTATTTCTTTAAGAGGGGTATTTCCAATTTCTTTTTTAAATACTAGAGAGGCCACCAAGCTATGAATGTCTCCAGATCCTTCATTAAGTTCTTTAAGCATTAGAGGATCATCAGCTATAGATGCTAAGAGAGCTGATTCCTGTCCTGCATAGTCAATACTAACCCACTTATTACCATTTTCAGCTGTAAAACAAGCTCTTGTTTCTTCATCTGAAGGAATATTAAGTAGATTTATATAATTAACCTTTCCGTCTTTTCCTCCAGAGGTAACCCTTGTCGTGTCAGCACCAAGTTGAGAATAGTTTGTATGTATTCTGCCACTAACTTTATTAATTTGGTCAAGTACATTTTGCCCATAAGTTGAAGTAACTTTTGATGCTTCCTTATAAGCTATATATATAGGAGCTATATCACTAACATCTTTTTGTGGCTTTATAACTTTAGCATCAATAGATTTCTTTGTTCCTCCAGTTGCTTTGTCCTTAACTTCAAGATTAAAGCCAAGCATTTCAAGAAGAATTTGAACTTGTTTGGGACTATCCCAATTAATAGTACATTGTGGTTCTGTATTAAATCCATCCCAAAGGTCTCCTTGAAGATTAACATAGGTAAACCGCTTATCATTAGGAAAATGTGAAGTTACCCATTTATCTAAGGCGCTCTTTGTCTCATTTAATTTCTTTTGGTCTTTACTCATCTTTGCTTTCCACTTGTTAACATCGAGATGTATACCACAATACTCTACATAAGCTAATGGAAGAACAAATTTATTTTCTACTTTTATTGCTTTTTCCAGACCTTTCTTTAGTAATTCTTTATATTGAAGTTCTATTATATCTTGAAGAAACTCAACATCTCTTGCAGCATATTGAATTACCTCTGTAGTAAGACCAAGATATATTATCTTACCTCTTACACTTTTATCCATTTCAATTCCTATATAATGTTCAGCAGCTGATTTTAAGGACATTGAATGAATACCAGCAGGATACCCCATCCAAAGTAATTTTTCAGCAAGATAGCCATCATATACTTTCTTAGGATAAATACCAATATGATAAAGGAACTTTAGGTCAAACTTTAAATTCCAACCTAAGAATACTCTATCATCAGACTCTAAATAATCTTTATATAAACAGGGATTAACAGTAGCACAATCTATTACAACTTGAAAGTCTTTATTTCCCAATTGAATAGACTTTAATTTATTAGTCCATGGGTCTAATCCTTCAGTTTCATCATCAAGACCAACTACTTTAATTGTTGATAATAAATCAAGAGAATCCTTGACAGTGATAATTTTATAAACATCACTATCAAAGATCTCTTGGTTTTTAGTTACTAAATAAATCATTTAGTATAAGTTATTAATTCTTTTAAATCCATTACAAATTCATGACCTCTTAGGAAATTATAGCCAAGTATACCAGCTATTTCTATTCCATATTGAGCTTCTAATATTTCAAAAGAGGCCACTTCAAACACTTGAAATATCTCAGTTATATTTATGTTCTCATATTTAAATGTTGCTTCAACTTTATTAGTTACTACCTGATCACCTGAAATTCCTCGTGCAGTACCTGCAGAACCAAGCTCTTTATACTCTATTTTATTTAATATTTTAGAGCTTAATAAGCAAGAATTAGCACCAGTATCCAGTATAAAATTAAATTTATTACCATTATTTTCTAATACAATAATTGGAAAATCATCAGTGTGTGTATTGTTAATCGGAATAACAAAGTTTCTCATAGATCTATCTTGCTCAAGAGTGTTAATTGTAAGAATAACAGCAATAATTATTATAAATAATAATATTATCTCAATAATTACCATCACTTTACACCACTTGAATTATAACCACCTCTATTTTCAGAAGACAAATCATTAACAACAACAAATTCAACACCACTATAAAACAAATTCTTTATCTTTTGCCAAAAAGTTGCTTTTTGAGACAAAGAAATCCTCATTTGACAAAATCTGTCAAACTTTTCAATAGTGCAGTTATCAAGAGCAACTACTTGAGCTTTAAGTTCATCATTATTTCCTTGATAACTATTATCTATAACTCCCATAGCATTTGTAAGAAGTACATGAAATGTTTTAAATGTACCACTTCTTAGTACAATATTTGCTTCATATCCCTTAGGCATTTGTATGGCAATACCAAGAGGTATAGTAATATATTCAAAGCTTACCTTTCTATATTTACTTCCCAAATGCTCTTTATAAGTACCTGCAGTAGGGCATTTAAGAGTTACACTTTCAGCTGCTCTTAAATCTATCCAATCACCTTTTTCAAGAATCAATGGCTCACATCCTTCTGTAAGCACTTTTACTTTAACTTTTAATTTCATTGTATTTCTTATTACTTTTATTTATTTACTAAATTACCACTTGATTACCAACATATAAGGTATAGGCTTATTATTTCTTTTTACTATCTTCAAATCAGTCAAATAGCCTGCTTTATTCAAAGCTTGTATTATTCTATTCCTAAGAATACTATTAAATATAAGCTCTTCAAAACCACATTTACCCATCAATATGTTAACATAGGTAACAGTTGGACAAGCTTCTTCAATTATATCGCTTATCTTTTCAATTAAGTAGTTAAACACTATATCAGCTTTAGAGGTATTATATCTCTCTCTTGCCGCTTCTGCTTTAAATAATTTTGCCATAATTTATTCTCCTATATTAGTAATTATACTTTATCTCTTTTAAACATAAATGTCATATCTTTCAGTGTGGGATTTTCTCCACTATGAATTACTTTATAGAATCGTTGATTTGTAGTTGGAGAATTAAGGCCTCCTAACTCTTTATCAAAGTGTCCTAATTTAATGTAGTCTAAGTAATTTAAAATATCTTTACTGTTATCTGGGATACTGTCTAATCCACAATACCAAGCAGTTTTTAATATTCTTAGAGTGGCAACATAAAATAGGTTCTTTAAAGTATTTATATCATGTTCTCCTCCCATAAGTAAAACACAGGTAATTCCATCATGATAATCTAAAATTCTTTCAAAATTATCCATGTTTAAAATCTTTCCAGTGTCTTTCCATAACTCTGGTGAATGACATCCATCACACTTAATTTTACAACCAGTTAAGGAAATGCCTAAAGTTGTTTCATTAGGCACTTCCTCAAAAACCTCTTTACAATACAAATATTTAAGCATAATTATTATAGTAAATAAGTTGTTGATTTAAAAGAGCATGAATACATAGTGCAGAGGATAGCAATTCTCTAAACATCTCTATTTCATTAGCACTAAGTTTATTAAGCTTTTCATTCTTACGTATAAAGATTATTAGCTCTTCTATTTTAGAAGAGAGTTCTTCTATCTCTGCTTTTATTCTTTCTTTAATTTGGGTTGGAACCATTTTACACCTTTTCTTTCTTAGTAAATACTCTATTTTTACCTTCAATTTGTCTCTCTTTAGACCATGTTTTCATAGGCCTAAGATAGCCAATAATTCTTGTCCATTTAGTAGTATTAATACTACCACATTTAGGACATTTATCAAATGGATGTTTGGCTATAAAACCACAATCATCACACTGAGTTTGAGGAACATTGAAGGTAATATAACTATTGCCTTTCTTTACAGCATATTCTAGAAGATGAATATATTGATGCTTACTTAAATTATCTTCTAGGTTAAGATGACTGGCTTGCTTTTAATACCCGATTTTTAAATCTATTTTCAAAATCTTTAATAACTTCTTTTTTCTGCTCTTCAGTGAGCTTTTCCATGAAGGAATTATCATAATTAGTCTTAAAAGGAAGTAATTGAAGTAATAAGTATCTGTAAAACATTGCTTGTTCTTCAATTTTATAATATCTTGAGATATACCTTTTCCCCTTATATCCTAATGTAGCAGCATATCCTTTTACTATATGTTGTCCTTTATAAGTATAAACCTGTTTTTGGATACCTTTAGTTGTCTTCTTATTAAGGTTTTGCATTGACATATCAGCCTCTCTAAGATTACATTTTCTATTATCTAAAGTATTACCATTTATATGGTCAACATTCTTAAAGTCAACTACAATTTTATGCACTGGTATCTTTAAATTTCTCTTGATATTACACATTGCATAGTATAAATTTGAATCCTTATTCTGAACAAATATCTTGTATTTGATTACTTTTGGTAAATCCTCAGTATCAATTAGTACATCTTTGTCTAGAGTGTTTCCGTATTTATCATATACTTTTATATGTGTAACTTCTCCATCAATATTATATTCATTTGGGTCATACATACTTCTTGGAGAGTTATCTAAAAATTTACCATAGCGCAATTTTTGATTATAGTGCTTTTCACAAAGTCCTTTACCACTTTTAAAAGAATGCACTTTGCCACATACAGGGCAGACATAATTTCTAATTTCCTTCATAACTTTTGTTATTAAAATTTAGGGTCTTGACTATACCTTCATCCTATTTTTTAGGATGCCCCTTGGTAGTCGATGGGAGCTTACCTTAAAGGTCTATCTCTGCTGATTGTCCAATCTACATCATTCTTACACTTTGGTAGATGTAGCTCTAAGGAGTTTCCAGCATATTCAGGGTTTTTTGTAGTCATATTACTATGACTAGGAGGCCAACGCTAGACTTAAACCTCCGTCAATTGACTTAGCAATTTTTCCACCTTGCATAGCTATTTTATCAAGAATTGATGTATCATCATGAGCATCATAAATATAGCTATTATAAAGGTTTTCATCATTAGGTACCCAATAATCACTGGCTTTATCCCAATTATAATTCTTTACACCCAAAGATTCTGCGGGGACTAACTCCAAATTGTATTTAAATTTTTTAGTAGAGTGTTGTTTATTATAATCCTTAATAGTACCAAGTATAAATGAAGCAAACTCCATATATTCAGTATTATTGGATATTTTAAGTCCCAAGAATCTTGCTGCTTCACTTAGACCATTAACACCAATAGTACAATAAAGTTTGTCAAGAGAAATATATCCAGCTTTAGTTTGCGGGAACATTCCCTGCTCATCTAAATGATAAAGACCAGTTTTATAAGCTCTTTGATAATCATATACTCTATCAAGGATGGATTCAAGATAGTCACTTAAAGAAGTACCCTTCATTATTTCTTTATACAGAACACTTGCTTTTTCTTTATTAGATACTCCCATTAATCTTGCCCAATCTTGGACAATTCTATTAATATTGAGTGTCATAACATTACAAGAACCTGTTTGTACACCTGTAAGACCAGTAGTTGAGGAGAAAGTATTTTCAGTTATCTCATTTCTAAGTCTACAGCATGATGAAATACTATCTGCATTTTGAGAAAGATATACAAAGAAACTATCTCCTTCTGCCCATTGAGTAGTAACAAAATCTTTATATTCCTTATCAATGACATCTTTATCATTAGTAAGTAGACAAACTGTTAAGACGGGAAAAGTTAAGAGAGTCTTTGTTCTCTCTTTATTTAACCATCTCATGTATCTCTTTTGCAACCAATTAACAGCATTCCAATTAGCTTTTGTACCATCAGGAAATCTAAAATCATCAAACATAGTATGCCAATAGTAGCTATCAAAGATATTGAAATTTGTAAACGGGCTTTGATTTCCTCTGTTACCAGCAGGTTGATTAATGTAATAAGTCACTGATTGAAAATACTGATCAATAGTTTCTCCAATTGTCATTCTGTGAAGACAATGCTCATTAGTAATGATAATATCTTCCTTTTGCCAATAGTTGGGTCCCCATTCTTTCTCACAAAAATAACTAAAGTAATTGAAAAACTCTCCATAGGCACCAGCTCCTTTCTTTTGTGCAGAAAGAAGAAATACTAAATTCTGGAATTGTCCACAGAAAGAACTTAGATGCTTTGGTGCATGATTCATAGTTCCATCAACACTTGAAGTACCATCTAATAGCAGTGGAAATAAAGTATATGCACTACAGTAAGGTTTAATACCACCAGTTTCATCATGCTCATAGATTATATGATGCTCCAAATCCTTTATATACTGATCTTTATAAGGAGAGTTTATCTTCAACAACATTTCCTTCATCCAAGCCCTTTGAATAAGCCTGTTAGTGTCCTTAAATAGTTCTCCTTCCATAGTAGCAGCTGTCTTTGAGTTGCTATTTGCATTGTTGTCAGTATTACTAAGATTAGTTGCTGTATCTGAGGAATCTATATACTTGTGCATATAGCTAAGTTTACTGGCTATTAATCTTGCCTGCTTATGTTTATCCCTATAAATAATAAAGGATTTAGCAGCATCAAAATTATCTTTTGCCAGTATTCTTTCTACCTTATCCTGGATTTCCTCAACAGCTACCATATCTCCTACATTAAATTGGTCTCTAATTTCATCTTCAACTTCTTTTGGAATACTAAGGCCAATTGATTTATAGGCATTATTAGCTGCATTAATTACTTTGTTAATGTCAAAATTTTGTTGTTCTCCATCTCTTTTAATTACTTTCATTTTACATTTCATCTTACATTTTATTTAACCAATTAACTATATCATTAGGTTTATTTTGATATATTCCTTCTGGTACTTTGGGACGGTTTTGTAAGTAGGAACTAAGTTCCTTTCCTATATCAAATGGATCCCTCATCATTATTTTATTCATTGTTCCATAATATAAAGTACCTTCTTTAGTAGTATCCTTAAATTTCCAAGCAAGAGGAGTAAGAGTTTTCTTGTTTACTACAACAAAGGTATAGTCAGCAAGTTTAAAGTCTTTAAAATACTCGTCTTTATCCATATTTTGTCTAATAATTCTCCAATATAGACGTGCTTGAATTGAATAACACCAGTCTATAAAGCTCTTATAGAACTCTCCTTCTTCATGAGAACTTGTTTTCAAATCTACTGGATAAACAATTTTATTTTTACTATCAGTAATGAGTAAATCAGCCATACACCTATAGTTAATCCCTCCAAAGATGGCTTTAAACTTTAGCTGATATTCTCTTACAATACCATCAAATGGGTCATTTTTAGCAAAATAAAAAGAGGTTGCTTCATTTTCTCTAAGTGCTTTTACTGCACTAATAACTTGTTGATAGGTTTCTGAGTTTAATATTGTTTTATTTCCTGCTAAATACAACAATTTATAATAATCAGCTCCTTGCTCTTTTATTACTTTTGCCCTTGTTTCTGGCTTCCAATTAAGCTGGTATCTCAAATCATTACTTAGACTTATAATAAGTTTATTAGGAATTACATCAATAGAAGAAAATGACTCTGAATAATTGTTAAACAGAGCTCTTACCATCTTTAGTACAGAATCTCCTATTAAAGGAAAATCAGCAACAAAGAAATTATTGTTAAACTCGTCCTCTCCTCCAGTAATGAGAGCGTCTACTGCGCTTCCAAATGTTAGAGATGGGGACTCTACTTTATTAAATAATGTATCTATTTTATAGAATCCTTCTCTTTCATATTTAGCAAGTGTAGAATAACTAAGGGCATCATCTGCCCTATACTCTGGCTCTGTTACCTGCCAACTAATATCTTTTAAAGACTTGCTCATAATTATTTTAGTTTTTTAATAATATCAATAGCCATTAACATTTCTGTCTTACTTCTCACTTCAAAATAAATGCTCTTCTTTTCATATAGTTCAAGATGTTTTCTGAACATTTTCTTTTTTAGTGGGAATATAGCATTTTCAAATCCTTTTACTTCTATAACTACGAGATAATTATTATACTCCAGAGTAAAATCTGGAGTATAAGTAATATCTCTTAGTTTTAAATTATCTTCTTTAAATATTCCTCTCCTCCTGTTATAAAATCTAATGGTTGGTTTATAGCCTTTCCATAGTATAAATGTTTTCTTTTCATATAAAGGAAATAAACCATTATCCATCAGTGTTTTATAGCACAATACTTCAAGTTTTGATTTAAATTTTATACCATTGTATTTAAGAGGAGTAGCATTTTTAATCTTTTTGTTTTTACTTATTCTTGCCATAATTTACCTTCAAAGGTATAAAATAATATCAAACCATCAAAAGCATATATTATCTATTTTATATAATAAAAGGTAATTTAATAGTACACTTCTCATTATTATCCCAAGTACAGCTATCATTTCTATATGCCCTATAAGGAGTTGATAAATGTCCTATTGTAATAACTACCATTACATGATTAATATTAGGGATTATACTTTCACATTCAATTAAAAACTTTAAATTTGTAGTAACAAACCTACCATTTGCATTGAATAATGCTATTATTTCTGCTGGTTTATAGCCATTACTCTGTATTGCTATAAAGTTACGATTGAAATAAAAGTCTGTGCCATCTGCTGTAGTGAATTTACTTACTACTCTAAATGGTATATATCTAACACAGCCATATATATTAATTACTTTGTGTATTACATCTTTAATACTAAATGCATTTCCTTCATTTTTAATATAAAATCCTTCAACAGCATTAAGTCTTTCATTATTTGATAAAATAATACTTTCATCAAATATAGTATATATTCTATTGTATTTTTCCATTATATAATCTCCTTTGTTCTTAAAATCATTTGAGTTGCATCATATTCTGTCATAAAAGGTAAATACCTTTTAGTAGGGTCATCAGCTAATTTAATCCTATTTGAGCAGAAGTTAATATAAAGATTGGTTACGAATGAAGCACACATCTGTGCTGCATAAGCTGTCTGCTTATAAGAGCATACATCACTTTCTGCCTCATCATCACTAAACAACCATTTATTTTCATATTCGTCTTGTGCTTTCTTATTATCTCCACTAATACAGAATATTTGCCATTTCTCTGCACTAAGTCTTGCATCAATTAACAGAGAATTAGGAGCTGTTGTATCATTAAATTGAGCCATTTGGTCTTTCCACTTATAAAATACAAGTTGTCTTGTTGCCATATTATCAAGACCGGTTATTACTATATCAAATAATGCTGAAGAGGCTTGATACCTACCACACTGAAGAACACTAAGTCCTGGATTAAAATTAATACATTGCTCTTTTACAACAGCGGCTTTATCACATCCAATATTATTAATTCCAAAGTTTTGTCCAGCAAGATTTTTTTGTTCAACTCTATCTGGGTCATATAAAACCAATGTATTATCACCAAGAACCCTACAAAGAGATACAGCAATATTACTTCCTAAACCACCGCAGCCAATTAAAGTAACATTTCTTTGTGCCGATTCAAACCACTCTGCACCTCTAAATCTAAGGTTATTGTCATTATATACATTTAGTTGCTCTACATTCTCATATTCATTTTCTTTAAACCATGGATTTACTTTTACTTTTATTTCCTTAAATACCTTCTTTAATGGGACTAATTCCTCAATATCTTCTTTAGTATCTCCAGTATAAGTAAGCTCTGAAAAGAATATATTCTCCTTACTACATAATTTTCTACTCTTTTTATACACTTCACACTTTAATCCAAGAGTTTTAACTACCCTTAAAAGAGACCTTGTAATAAGTGCAGGTAAATAAATTACCATAACTCCATTAGATACTTTAAAGGAATAAGGATTTATGGCTTGTGTAAAGTATATCTTTTGTGAAGAATTATTTAATATTGAGTTTAAGAAGTTGGTGAGCCTTACGCTCACCATACTCTCAATATAACCAGACATATAAATGTGATTAGCACAGAAATAATTATATATCTGTTCAGTGAAATCATAAGTATCTTTGTATATATTACCATCATCACCATCACTTTCTTTAGTGGTAATATATTTGGCAAAGTTTATATCAAAACTTGCTTCACTTATAATTCCCCGCACTGTTGATTTTACATAATTAGTATTCATTGTAGAAATCTATTAAATAACCGTTTAATATATTAGTAATATAATCTCTTGTAGCTTTAAAACTACAGTTCTCTGTTGCTTCCATGAATTTATCTACTACAATATTAATATCATATATTGATGGTTTGTAATATTCATACCATGCTTGCAAAAAGTAACAAATGAAGTTCTCACTAAGTTTATCTGACAATACTGTCTTAGGATATGTGTCTGGATTAAAGGACAATTGAAGTATACTATTGACTTCTTCAGTGTGGTCTTTATAACTACTTTTAAGATGTTCTTTATATTCTTTGTTAAAGTATACATCTTCTGATTGTGCTAAAACTTCAAATAGACGTGGGTGTTTAAGACTTTCACTCTTAATTTCATTATATTTAGCAATGCACTCTTTTCCAAACTCTTCATTAATTCCACAATTATTATCCTTATGTATTTCACACTCCCAATACTTAATAAGAGTTTCAATATGTCTATCATCATTATGTGTTACATAATTTCTAGTCTCCTCTTTACTCTTATCACCCATATACTTCCAAGTGTCTTTCTCTTTAGTATATGTTACAATGCTTTTATCTTTATATAAAGTATGCTTTTCAGCAAACATTGCTACATAATTACCGGCATTATTAACAACAATTGAAAGAACATTATTACATTGTTCTGCTTGCTGTTTAAAGGTAGCAGTATCTGTACTACTGAAGAATGCCTCCATTACATTATGTGAATGAAGTAATCCTACCTTACAGTCTCCTAATTCATCAATATGTTTAGCATAATAACTTGCTGTTTCCCCATCAAGACCATATTCAGTATAGCTTTGACATCCCACATCTTGAAGAACAAAATCAACTACCATTAGTGATGTATGATCAACTGTGCTGTCTACATGGTCCATATACCTATAAAAAGCTGCACCAGACCACTCTTTATCATTAAATACTTTACAAGCTGTCCTGATTTTGGCCTCGCAACTTTTTGAAAAGTAAAGATTTAATTTTGTAAGTTCTTTCTTTAATACTGTCTTTAAACTTTCTGTCTGCATAAACTCCATTTATTAATGTTAATAAAAACGTATATACTATGTCTAAATACTCTTTTTTCAATAAAGTATTTTCAACTACTACTTCTTTGTTATCTTCTTTTAGTTCTTTAAGATATAATTTCTTACCTTTAAATGCCCAACTAACTGGACTACCTTCAACAAAATTAGATGTTCTATTTATTGATTTAGCATAATATAAACCACTTGATAAATAATATGTTTGGAACAATGATTTTTTATTTTTTGTCCCTTTAAATGATTTAGCTGCATTAGTTACTCTTGTAATAAATTCAGTATCTGTTGCATCTAGTTGCCAACATCTACCATCATAATAGAAATTATCAAGCCCTAAGCTGCAATAATACTCAATAAAATCTACTATACAATCATGTGATATGTATTTAAGATTTGTAACTTTTAATATCAAAGGCATATTTTCCAGCTGTTTACCAACAGTAGATAATTTAATAAATGGTCCTCCAATAAGTGATTCAACTCTAATCATTCTTTCTGTTTCAACAATAAAAGATTGAATTAAAGTTTCAAAATCATTATAATCTCCTCTTACTATTTTCCTCAATATTTTATTTATTGGGGTTTCATTTTTTCCAGTACAAAAGTCTTGTAGATAATCAAATACTCCCGCTCCTACATGTGAATGTACATATCCAACATCAATTTCTTTTTTTGTAAATGTTGTTCTACCTAATTTAATTACCCCCACTGGGAATAATATCCTAAGGTAGACATCATATATAGTATGTTGTTTATTTAATTCATTTTTAAGAGTAATTTTAGGATAGTAGATAGTTATTGTAAGTGATGAACTCATTTCTATTTTATTTAATGTTTCCTCACTTATTTCTTTGCCTACTGCTTCTTCATCTAATGCTGCTTGCAAACGGTTTGTTGTACATATATCAATCCTATCATCTGTGTATGTATCCAAATAAGTATTTATTATTGTTTTATACTCTTCAAAATTCATATTATAATTGTATTAAAACAACTTACACTAAAACAATAAAAAATAAAGGCATACCACTAAGTGATATGCCTTAATTTATTTGTTAATTTAATTTATTTCTTCATGTTCTCTATATCCTGCACAGAATAAGGAGATTTAAATACACGTGCTACACCCCTCTTAATAGTATCAATAGTTGCAAGTACATTAAGGTCATTTGAAGCTATTTCCTCTAAAGCAGTGGCAATAGCCTCCATAAGCTCTTTTTCTGTGGTAATACCTTGTGCATCTTGTGTACATTGAAGAGCATGAGGAGCCTCTGGTGCTTCACTTGCAATTGTATTAGGAAATCCTGTTACTTCCATTAACCTGCTAATAAGATTATTAAGAGAATCTGTAGCTACTTGAGTAAAGTTCCTACCAAATTCATCTTTAACTACTTGACCAAGGTTATTCTCCTTAATATAAGCATAGCACTCTTTACGTGTAAATACACCATTCTTAATTCTGTTTTGCTCTGGTGATACAAAGAATACATAACCCCGCTCCTTCTTTTCTTCTGGAAGTGTAGGTAATGCTTGGGTATTTGCAATAAGGTCAGTACGTGTTACTCCTTCAAAGAATTGTCCTTCATTAATATCAAGGAACTTTTTAAGATCCTTTAAGTTATTAGTACTTCTAGGAAGGGTAACTACTTTAGTGGTGTTCTCTACTGTGTTTACAATTGTTGCTTTCATTGTTTTGTTTTTTAATTGTTTATTAATTTGTTAATTATTTTGGTTTCATAGTACTAGTTTTCTTAGTTCTTTAAGATAATTATAGGCACTGTTCTTTTGCATTAAAGATATTCCCACATTCCAAATTAGTTAATATCGCCTTCTTTTCTAAAGTTTTTAGGTTTGTTGCTGTAGATGGAACTTGGGGATACTTCATATACTTATTTAAGTTAGTGATTAAAATGTCAATATTAGAATCTTTAGACAAATACCAATTACTTTTTAATTCTGGTATATACTCATTATAATTAATATATACTTTGGCTTTATTAGCAATTGGTATAAACTTCTTTATTATCATTTTCTCTACATAACACTTCTCATTATCAAATACTGAATTAGAAATTCCCACAATTAAAGTGTGTTTTATAGGTGTATTATATCTCCGTAAGTCATTTTTATTTATTTTCAATATGAGCATAAATAAGGGACGAAGCTCACTATCAAATATTGCACCTTTAACTCCATAATAGACTCTTTCATCTCCTTCTACTATTACCTTTGTAAGAAGTTGAGAGGAAACATTAAACTTCTTTATAATTGCAATCCCAGACTTTTTCATTCTATTTTCAGCTAAATTTTTCCAAATTTGGCAATAAAAGTTTTCTCCATTTTTTACAGCTCCTTTAAAAAAGGGAGCTCTTTTAAATGCAATAGTTGGAATATACATAAAATCTCCCTCAGTTACAGTCCCTATATAATTAAAGTTAAGCAGTTCACTATATTTATTATCTAAAGAGCAGCTATACCCACTATTATTAAAACCTGTTAGTGAGAGGAGCTCTCTAGTTATATAGGTCTTAATACAATTATCTAAAGTCATTAGTTTTCTACATTTAAAGTTAATGAATCAGCAGTATATGTAACTTTAAAAGGTAAGTCTCTCATACCTTCACAAGCTTCATTAGCTGCAAAATTAGTAAATAAATTAACCATAATACTGGCAATCATATTAGCTATATGAGAAGTCTGTTTAAAACTACATGGTGTTTCCTCTGCCTCAGAGTCTGGGAATAAAAACTCTTTAACATATCTTCTTACATTATAAGCGTCATCCCCCCTAATACAAAATACTTGAAACTCTTCTGCACTTAATCTACCATCAATAAATAGACAGTGTTTTTTATCCTCCTCATTTTCTTTACTATTTACTTGTTTCCACCAAGATGAAAAGAACTGTGCTCTTGCATACATGCTATCAAATCCACAAATCATAATATCACTTGCAGGAGTGTCTTTTGTAAACTTCTCACGAATAGCAAATACATTATTATTATAAGAATATCTAGAAATGGCTCTTGCTAATGCATCTACTTTAAATGTACCAATATCATCACTTGAATATAATTGACCAGATAAATTAACTATATCAACTTTATCATCATCATATATAAATAGTGATTTAGGTTTAAGTCTTCCCAGTAAATATCCGACATAGCTGCCAATTCCTCCAACACCAGCAAGAATAATTACTGACTTTTGAACATTTTCTAACCACTCTGCTGAAGAAAATCTTGAAATTGATTCATCTATCATTGTTGTAATTGTATTTTGATGTATCTGATCATTATCTTTAGGTATTTCTATTCCACCTACTCCAAAATATTTAAGCAGTTTCTTAAAATTAATTGGGCAATCAAAATAGTCTGCAATATGTTCAACCCTAGAATAGAATGTATTATCGGGAGTATCAATAATACTCATGAATTTATCATAGTTTATCCATTTTAACTTGTCATCATTTACAATAAACAGTTGAAATATACTATTAGGATCATATCCATCATCTTCTATATTTGTAAAGAATGGAATATGATGAACCTGATCATTTAGTATATAAGAGAGTATAAACATTTCTGTATTAAAAATGTTTGGTACTATTCCTAATACTTTAAATTTATCTCTATTAATACTTATATATGATGTTAATACTTTTATAGCTTCAGTATTAAAGCTATCAGTTCTATTTAATGAAGTATATGTAAAGAAATTTACAATATCAAATGCTTCTTCATAATCAATATTCATTACATTAGATACCTCTCTTGCATAATCTTCTTTTTCATTTGGAGATAAAAGAGAGATTTCAAAACATGTTTTCTTTTTCATTATTTATTAATTATCATGTGTTTCTAATTCCTTTATAAGCAATGATACTACAATGCTATTACTATGTAAACTTTTCAATATGTTAGCCAGCTCTCTAGCAACTATAAGGGGTGTTTCATCTACATTTTCTTTAATAAACATATTCTTAAGAGGAATATGTTTCATAAATACTATTCCTTGACAGATTCCAGTAATCCAATCTTCTAAAGAATTATTATTATAAAGTGATTCTCCAAAGAGTTTTTTATACTTGTTATCAATGTTTATGTGACAATTATCAAGTGTAATATTTTTGTCAGGAAATAAGTTACCTGTAATCAGGATAATACACAATTTTTCAAAATATTGGTCACAACTATAATCAAAAAGTTCTGGTGGTGTAGAAGTGAGAAGGGGCCCTTTAAACAATCCCCCATCATCATCTTTTTGTTTATAGTATGGGACATCATCAAAACTGTTATAGAAGAATCTTTTTGTAGAAGTAGTTGTATTCTTTTTTCTGTCTTGAATATCACAAATTCTTTCTTCAAGCTCTGAAAACTCATTATGAGCAACTTCTTTTTCAATATTTAAATAGTAATATTGGATTATTTCTCCTTTATTTACCACTGTCTTATTGAGAATCTTCTCACCTAAGTTCTTATTTTGCTCAATAATCTTCTTTTCATTATTAAATGAATCATAGTAAGAAAGTCTACTTCTATCTATAGTTCCTTTAACAACATTAGTGACCTCTATTTGAAGTTTCTTTGTAATTGCTGCTTTATAGTTACCTTCATTATTTATTATTAATGAGACAAAGTGATTTCTATCATTGCCTTCAGTCTTTAAAGTATCTAAATCAGTACCACTGAAATACGTAGGCATTTTATTATGAGAATGAATTAACCCCTCATACACATTTACATCTAATAATTCTGAGTGCTGTGCTTCATATCCTACTATATCTTCAGAGTCATTAAAAGCAGTTAATGTAGCACTTCCAACATCCATTACAAAGAAATCTACACATTCAATTGTTAAATCTTTGCTTTCAAAACTCCCACTTACTTTATAAAAAAGAGTTCCAGACCACTCTAAACTAGGAAATCTTGAACACATATATCTGATTTTCCATTCAACTTCTTTTGGAATAATCATTTTATATGTTTCTCTCATCTCAATTAGTTTCTTCACTATCACATTTGACTTCTCCATAATTTATTGCCACTAATATTTGTGTTATAATATAGCTAAATAGGTTCACTCTTATAATCTTTACTGTAGTTCCTTCATATTCCTTTTTATCTTCTATAAACTTTAATATTATTTGTTTATCTTTAAAGGTAAATAAGCGTGCTCCATCTAAACTTTTTATATATTCAAGACTTTTAAAAGAAGAAACTGGTAAATAAAAGTTATTCCCATTAAGTATTCTATCTTCAAAGCATTTATCTATTAATTTATTAATTGGAATTGGAGATATTGTTTTTATTTTATCTGAAAGCATATAAGAGAGCAAAGAACTACTCATTTTTACCCAAATATTTTCTAAAGAATCCCCCAAAGACCAGTGATTATCTATAAATGATAATGGGACAAAGTTATTCTGTATATATTCTTTAAACCAATCTTTTATAATTCCAAGTAATACTATTTGCATAGAGGTTGTACATGAAGTTCCTGTAGAAAAGTACCATTTATATACAATATCATATATATTGACTTTTATTGTTGAATATATAGTTGCCATTCTTACAAATGGTTGTCCTTCTATTGACTCCACCTTTACATACTTACTTAATTCAAAGAAAAATAATCCCCAAAGATCTAAATCAAAATAATCTTTTATATTTGCTATAGTTCTTGCTATTGGACCAGTACCCCAGCATGGTTTTGTAAATCTTGGAGCATCTTTATGAGATAATCTAGGTAGATGAGAGTGACTATATCCAACATTCCATTGTTCTTTGGTATAAGTAGATCTACACATTTCTGGATCATCTTCTAGTGTACCTTCATATATTATTAATCTTACATAAAGGTCATAAATAGTTTCATGTTCTTTAAACTCATTTTCAATTACTACATAAGGGAACCATATCAATATTTTATGATAAGAAGTAAATCCCATATAGGCTAATATTTTATTTATAACAGTGTCTGGATAGGAATCCCTATAAATGTTTTTTACAGAGCAATAATAATTAAATACATCATCAAAGCTAATTATTCTACACTCTTTACTACTATCATTTTGTACACTAACAAACTTTTCTCCAAAATAATCAATAGCAAGTTTTGCTACTTCTAAGTCTTTATATACAGAAGTTTCTTTATAAGCATATTCCAGTATATCTTTAATTTCTTCCTCTGGAATATCTTTTAAAGCCTTTGTATAGTTATTTGCTACTTTAGTACTGGTGTTTTCTGTGTTCTCTTCCATATTTAACTATAAATAAAAAGGGGATAGGTTTATACCTATCCCCCTGTCTTAATAATAATTAACCCCAACTATTATTAATCCATCTCTGAAAACATTTCATCTATTTCTTCATTAGAATACAAGTTATCAAGAGATGAAGTTTTTGTAAATGTATTAAGAACTTGAGATTCTTCACTACTGGAGATAATTCCCTTATTGGCCAATATATGAGCAAGCAGTTTAACTGCCTCACTCATATTATTTACTGTTGTATTAGTAGACTCTTCCAAGCTAAAATGAGCATTTATATAGTCTTCTAGCTCTTCTGTACTAACATTAGTATAATTCTTACCATAAGCGGCCTTTATACCTGTTTGGCAAGAATTTTCTTTAATAATCCGATAAAGTTCTTTTCTATCCATACCTGATTTTATCTTTTTATTTGTAAAAGTAAGCCGAAATACAAGATTATTAGTAGTAGTTCCCTTATAAGGAACATCATGAGGAAGTACTGAATTATCATCACGAAGAGTTATTCTAGTTAACCCCTCTTGAATAGACATTCCATCTGTAGTTATTCCCATAGAAGAAAGTTGTTGTTTAAGCTCCCCCAATGTAGTTGCGGTACTCTCAAATTGTTTCTTACTTTGGGTTCTAGTATCAATTACTGTAAATACTTTTGTTTCCATTATTCTTTATTTTATATTATTAATTAATTATTTGAAAAGGCTATTAATTATAGTTAGGAATTTTTCTTTTCCTAAGCATTTATACATATCACTAATATCTTTTCCTCCTTTAAATTTAGGTAATACTAAATTAGTAAATCCTGTTTCTTTTGAAAATTTCTCTCCATCAGTAATTCCTGGTGGGTCATTATCAAAAAGAACATAGATCTTTTTATATCTCTTCTTTAATTCCTTTTTAGCAGTATTGCTAATGCTATATCCCTCTCCTTGCACAGCTATTGCTGGTATTCCTGTGTTAGCTGATAAACATAAGGCATCTTTTACTGAGGAACAAATTACTAATCTTTCCCCATTTTTAGGTGTCTTTGTCCATAAACTAATTACACTTTTATCATGTTTATTAGCCCATTTAAATCCCTTTTTATTAAATGGTTGATATATTTTTAAAGTAATCTGTCCTTCCTTTTTCTCTACAAATGCATAAGCATATTTATCAGCACCAAATATATATTTTTTATTATCTACAATTATAATCTTATGAGATATTGGATAAATCTCTGCGTATTTAAGCCATTTTAATGGAACTCCATAAGAAGACCAATAATCAATGTCATATTGTTCCCATTTTCTTGTTTTACATTGCAAACTAGTTTTAGTGTTATTAACTTTGACTGTTGTTGTAGTTGTTCTTCTTATTGGTATGTTTATATTTTCAATAATGTCGCTATAAACTCTTTCAAGAGTTGACTTAAATGAACATTTCCAACATATAGATAATAAAGTATATATACTTCCATGTTCTCCAGTGGCAAAATCTCTCCATGTAACCCTTTCTCCATCAGGGCTATAAAAGCCAAAGGAAGGCTTTTTATCCTCCCTTAATGGACTATTTATAATACAAGGTATCTTAGTGATACCAAAATAGTGTGCAGCTATTTGAGCTTCACTAATACTATTTTGTATATCACTAAGAATTACCGAGGATTTACCAGTGCTGAACATAGATTAGTTAATTAAATGGCCAAGAATCTTCACTCCCAGCAAAGGGGTCTTCTTCTTTCTTCTCTTCAAAATTAGTTGCCTTTACTTCATACTCATGAAGGTCTTGAATATCATATTCAACATTCTTTTCTCCTCCATTATTCTGAGTATTAGCAACTTCTCTTGCCAGTCTACCATAGTTGGTAACACTATTCTTGAGGAACATTCTGCTATAAGAGGTTTGAAATTGACGGCCATCATCAGCAGTTCTAATGCCAAACAGCACTTTTACCTTATTTTTAGGTTGATATTTCAAAATCTCCCGAAGCTCTTTGAAGTCACCTTTAAAGTAATCTTCAATATGCTCAAGATTTGCCTCACTGTTTTGAAGTTCAGAAGCTTCATTCATTACCCATTCTCCATTGACATACTTTTGACAAGATGGAATATTAATATAGGCAATCAAGAAATTAATAAGATCCTCTTCACCTCTATAAGCCTTACGATAATTAATATCTATATTAGCTTGTTTACCATTACTATAAGTAGGAATCCTCTTAGCATCAATATCTTCTTGAGTAGCCCAAGCAGTTCTTCCATACTTATCAATGATTTGGAATTTGTGGCTGATGCTTCCTTCTACAAATTGTTTTCTCAGAAAGATTGTAACCTTTGATTTGAAGTTTATAGATGTGCCATTGTCTTTATATTTATCAGGGTCTGCAACTACCAAGAAATCAATTCTTACTTGAGGAATTGTACCTCCATTATTATCAGACACTTCTGTAATATATTGAGGTGCAGAGTCTATAGTTCTACCATAGAACTTCTCAAGTTCCTCTTTAGTAGGATTAACACCAGCCACAAAGCAGCTTGCTACACCAATAAATCTCTTTACTTCAGCACCCTCAGTGCTTTGAATACCTTTACTAAAAGCCATAATTTCAAATAGTTAGAATTAAAAATTGTTGTTAATATTTGGGTTAATATCCATGTGTTCACTACTTATTGGAGTATTGTCAGTATCATTTATTGTTGGGTCCTTTATATTAGTATCATCAGGAAGAGTAATACCAGGAACAGTAGGAGGAATAACAGTATCTGGGTATTTAAGTTTATAAGAAGTTTGCTTAAATACCTTACCATTTTTTGTTATCTCAGTTACTACCCGTTCTACAAGATCTTCTGTTGTATAACCACCAGTAAGTTCTTTAATAGGAGCTTGATAACCATCAATTTGAGTTTGGATACTCTCCAACTTCTTTCTCTCCTCTTCCATATTCTCTAAAAGTTTATTCTTGACTCGTACTAAAGGATAAACGTTCTGTGCAGTTCTCTTTAAAGATGCAATTGCAAATTTACTAAAAGTTTTCTTTTCCATGTTATATAAAATAATAAAATCGATTAATAATTTAATTGTAATACTCATTCATTGCCTTAATAACTAAACCCAAATCATTAGGGATAAAGTCTTTATCAAACATTCCATCAGGTGTTTTAGCAGGTATTTCAATACCGTCTACTCTCATTTTATGAGTATAGAAACCATAAGAAGGAATGCCTTTATCATTAAACTTGGGTTTAGCAAATAGAGTAATGGTTACACTTTCCTCTGGCCTATACATCTTATCAAGAAGTTTACCTACAGAAGAAGATTTATAACCAATAATTCCACCATCAGACTCTACTGTTTCAACATGCATTAGCATAAAAACATTTAAGTCATCTCTTAAACCACTACATCTACTAATTATTTTTCTCATGTGATCAGCTAACTCGTTATATTTCAGTTTTGTTATCTATAGAGCTTTTTATCTCTATATTCTTACTCTTCATTTTAAGTAAGCTCGGCGTACATTTTCACCTTCAACTTTATTTGGTAAGGTGCAAGACACTCTTGGGTCTATTATATTTATTCAAGACCTACGCTCTACACTACTTAATAGCCTTTCGTAATCTATTAAGTTAGCACGGTGTTAGCATCTCAGCTTTCACCGTTTTTGCCCCGTAATAATACTATGTATTTCTACATAGAACGACAAATCTATTGTATTTTCTTTCCAAAAAATAATTTGAAATATGCAATAGGCTAAGCAGAAAACCTAGCAAATTTATCATAGCCTCTCTCGGAGCTTCTATTGAAGAACTCTGTTCTCATAATATAAGTAGCATCATCAATTACAATGTTTTTAATGTAAGTAGCATTGTGATTTATAGAGTCTAAATACTTAATAATATCTTCCCATCTATCAATATGGAAAAGATTCTTATTAGTTTCATTATAGACAGAAGCACTTCCTTTAAATGGAAGTCTTTTGCCTAAAACATTGATTACAATAGTCTCTTTAGGATTAAGAGACTTAAGACTAGTAGACTTTCCACTACCAGTCTCACCTAAAATTAATACAAAATTTGACATATAGTTAATTATTATTAATGAAACAATTTCATTAGTTTATTTCTAATGAAACTTTTGTTAATCTTTATAGTTCCTTTACTAGTAACTTCATCACTATTGACCATATTTACTACTGTTTGCTTTCTTATTTTAAGGAGGTGTTTATACACTTCTTGTAAACTTCCTCTGTCTGTAGGTTTTGGAAGTTCTTGGAAATTACAAACAGCACCATCAAAGAATAGAGGACAAATCCCTCCCATTTCACCATCTCTACTAACACAAACTTCAAGAAATCTAATGTTATCTTTAAACTTAGTAATATCATATCCCTTATATTCAGGAATACCAAATCTATAAGGACTAAATAATCCAAGTACTACATTAGCATCTCTACTAGTATATTTTGAATCACCTAATCCAGCTACAGATGGCCTTACTTTTCCTAGTTTAAATGAATCATTACTTTCTCCATCAAAGGCTTGTTGTTGTATAACTACTGGTGAATAATGGTATCTATTGCGTAAGTATTTTGCCAAATACTCACTCATTTTATCTATAGATTGTTTTAAAGATAGTCCCCTTTCAGTATCTATTAAGTTTATAGTATCAATTATTATCAGTCTATATTCATTTGGATTATCTTGCTCATAGGAATCAAATGTATTTATTTCCTCACTATTTCCAAATTCATTCTTGATAGTAATCTTCTTTCTATGTGTAGTTCCATGCTCCTCAGCATACTTTACACAATATTTATATATACCAGTAGGATTTCCTGCTTCTTTAGGAAATATAACATGGTCTGTAAAATACTTCAGAATACTCTGTATTTTATCAGTATTTAGTAAGTCTAATATATCCTTGGATACTGCATTTGTAGTACTTCTCAAATCTCTTGGTGAAATCCTTATTTCTCCTTTAGTTAAGTCATATAAAAGCCAACAAATGAATCTTTGAAGAATCCTTTCAGGTGTTTCTTCAAGAGGAAAATAGAGTATCTTTAAAGATATATCAGAGTTTGCATAATAACATGTCATTAATGGTTTATATATAAATGTATAAGAAGTAAATTGTGATTTCCCCCCCTTGGTGAATGAACTCACAACATAAAAGCAAGATTGTTCTATTCCTATAAAGTCATTTGAAAATCTTTTAAATGGTGAAGGAATACAATTTACATATCCATTTAATGCCCTTTTCCTTCTCTCTTCTAATGTCTTTAAAGTTCTTTCTATTAAATCACTCATTATTTAATATTCTATCTTAGTTCTGATGTCCAATCAGTTTCAGTGGGTTCCTCTTTTCCTCCAGTTTCTCTATAGTTATCTAGATATGAGAGGAACTCTGAATTTTGTTCAACACCAGCGCCTTTATTAATATTTTTATATAAAAAGTACTTCAAAGTATGCATATAAGTATAATCTCCATTAAACGAAGCTACATAATTCTTTGTAGCATTTATTGCTTCTTCATCAGTAAAATTAGCCCCATATTTAACTACTAATGTTTTTAATCTTATGGCTACTATAGAAGTACTGTCTCTCCATTGATTATAAGTTCCAGGTTTCTTACCCTTTGGAAACAACTCTCTTAGTTTTTCTGCTAAATGGATAAATCTATCATTAGAATTATTATTATCATCATTTACTACTAATGACAATAATCTTTCTGCTTCTTCAACACCATCTTGCCTAAGACTATAAAAGAGATTTCCAGCATTATTTCTATCTTGAAGTACATAACCATTATCAAATAATAATTGATAGCATTCCTTTTCATCAATTTTATTTCCAAGTGCCCATGATATAAGAAAGAGACTTCCAGCAAGACCAAGGGGCTCTTTCTTTAATAGTTCTGTATCTACAATAAATCTCATATTATTAATATTTACTTAATATATTCTTTTGTTTTTCAACTGCCTTTGCAAATTCTTCAGCTAAACAACTTCTCTTTATTACATGCCCCATAATAACAGTATTAATAATATCAATAGTTTTCTTTACACTATTATAAAGTTTTATTAATGCTGAAGCAAATGCAGCATCTTCTCCAGAGTGCTTATTATAAATATCTCCTTCTCTAAGTATTACCTTTGATTTTACTTCAAATTCAATAAAATAATGATTAGGAAAAGAGGTTATTGCAGGAACTCTCTCCTTTAATTCTTTCTCCAGCCTCTCTGATATAATTGTATTTAAATCTAATTTTCCCACTATAGTACAATGGGTTACCTTATTTTCATTTCTTTTAACATACTCTACATCAATTATTTTTAACACCTGTGATTTTTTACAATCAGCATTTACAATACCTTGGGTCTCTTTTCTAAGAGAATCAATAGAAGTCCGTGCAGCTTCTCTAAAAAGCTTCCGCTTATGTCCCCCTTCTTTTTCTTTACTTTGACTTTTATTCATAGTTTTAAATCATTAATTGAATCAAGTTTAGTTATTAAACTTTCATCATAGTTCTTTAACATATTATTTAATATCTCATTATCTCTTGTGTTTCTAAAATAAGGAATTATAATTATTGGGTGAGGATGTCTTAAAATTCTTCCCATTTTCTGTATTTGCATAATACTAGAAGCATTTAATACATCAAATACTCCTATTTGACAAGAAGTAAGATTAATTCCTTCATTAAGCATATCTACACAAGAGATCTTAGAAGTTTTTTTATTATTAAACTTCTCCAAGTTTTCAGTGCCTACTTTACTATTCACACATGGAATATTTAAAGACTCTGACTGCGCTATTGTTGCACAAAATACAAGGGCTCTTTTGTTTTTTATCTTCTTTATAATTTCTCTGGTAATTGGCAATTTTCTTTCTGCTAGCCACTTTATTCTCTCTCCAGCTTTATGAAGCCAGAGATTTCTCATTATTGTAGTGTGGCTTTTTCTTTTATACCATTCTATTATAGAAGATAATTGCTCATAATATTGTGCTTCTGTACATCTTATTTCTATTGGTCCCTTATAATCTTTATATGCCCATCTTTGGTTATAGTCTATTTTTATTGGAGCTCCTCTTTGTTTTCCTTTTTTATAAATACAATTTTTAATAGAAGTATTTAAATTAAGGGGGAGTAGAATAATTCTTGGGGTAGGAAGTATTTTATTACTAATTGCTTTTGCAGTTCCTACTTTAATCCAATTTAGACTATTACCAAACTTGGTTTTTATATACTCTTTCACCTCCTTTCTTATAGTAGCACTTAAAAACAAAGCATTATTAATAGTAAAAGAATTAAGTGCTTCTCTACATCTTTCTGACAAATGTTGACATTCATCAAAGATTACTATATCATAATGTCCTGCTTTCTTATATAGAGATACATAGGTAACAAAAGAAATATTTGTCAGTAGGAAGTGTAAATCCCATTTCTCTATTTCTTTTTTCCAATTATCTATTAATATTAAACGAGGAACTACTATTAATATTTTAGATAAAGGAGACCAAAGTTGGCGTGTTTTTAATAACGCCATTTTAGTTTTCCCCATACCTGTGGCATACTCTAAAACATGATAATGTTTAGTGCTTGCACATAGACTTTGTAATAGGGAATCTCTAAATTCTTCTTTTCCCATTTATAAATGAAATAATTTTAGTATTTTCCTCCATAAAGGATATTTTAACAAAGCTCCTCCACAGTTTTTTCTGTTTTTATTTACATTCTTTTGTGAAACCATAAAGAAGCAAACATACTTTGGATTCTTTGACACATGTGTGTACCATCTATAGGCTACAGCACTTGGTGTTCTTCCAGTTACTTCAGCTACTATCTCAAAACACTTACGAAGATTTTGAGGAAACTGTTTAACTTGTTTAAATAGTCTATCATCCTCCTCTTCTGTCCACCTTCTTTTGGTGGTTTTTGTTTCCATATTCTATTATTATTCTATAAGTTCTTTTAATTTATGACAATATCTATTATCTTCTGCATATCCAATTTTTGATAAAAAGGCGTAGTAATCTCCACCTTTATATCTAGATTGCACATGGTCTCTATAATAGGTTATACTCTCTGTCCAATGATTAAACTTATGATAAGATTTTCCTTTCATTAGTCCAAAGAGATTATTATATTGTTTACATACTCTTGAAGTATATAAACCAGTTTCAAGTTTACTTTGAGCTAATACTATCTTTGGGTGTTTTATTCCTTGTCTTTTTAACTCATTATAAACATTGGTTTCTGTCAACTTTCTTTGTTGTTGCTTTGGTTTTACTATATATATTGTATTCTGAAGACTATATTTTGGAGCTATACTAGGAGTTGTCATATAGTCTACAATTACTCCCATTATAACTCCAAATAATAGTCCTATTATTATTCTTTTTATCATTAGCTATTTATTTTATTATTCATGTCTAGGAAGAGTATCAACACTGTAGGTGCCTTTTTGTCCCCATAAATCACTATATTGCCTATTTCTAACAGCATTACTTACTTCTACAACTTTTTGCATTGCTTCTTCTGGGGATTCATCAACATTGGATTCTTTTTTTGTTGTATCTATAGGATTATGAAAATCATTTATTTTAAGTTCTGATTGATTGGTATAATCATTTATATCATTTATAGATGGGCTTAAAATGATTCCTAAAACTACACCAAATATTATTCCCAATACTAATATTATTAATATTTTCTTTTTCATTTTATTGATATTTTTATTGATTTATTTTAAAAAAAGCTCCTCACTCAATAAAGAGTGGGGAGCTAAAGTGGTTGGTCTTTTTATTTTAAGAAGACCAAAAGAAACTCTATTCTATAGTTACCTTAAGGAACTTCATTTTGAAGCCCTCTGGTAGTTTTGTACACCCTTCAGGAAGGCGACCACCTACAACCTGAGCAACATAGAGAATGTCGCCTTTATTAAGAGTAAGAGAAACTCTGTTTAACTTGACACCAAGTACATTGGCTGTATCTTGATGACCAACAACTGATATATTATCAGTTGAAAGAGCTTCCTTTTTGTCACATTCTACTATATTTATAGAACAAGGGAAATTTTTAACCATCTGAAGTGAAAAAGCATTACCTACATACTTTGCCATAATTTGATTTGTTTTAATGTTATTATTATAATTTTTTAAAGTGTAAAAGTCCCATATAGGAGTATGGGACCTATAATTTTAATCTGGGAGGATTGTATATTCTCCTATTTTACCTCCCAATGCTTCAGCTATCTCCTTGAGATGCCACTGAAGCCTCTGACTCTTTTTGGATGTTTTCCAAGAAGAGCCTTTGTATCCATGGGGTTTATCTTCTCCTATAAAATAAAGATAGGCCTCTTTAGATACTTTTACATTTTGATATGCAGATTTTAAGGCTGCATTGTCCTTACTTGCTGTTCCCCTTCCTTGAAGGAGAATAGTAAGATTTATTTTTATTGTAGTATCCATAATAATATGTGGAATTGTCTATTTAAAAAATAGGAGTGTTTCACAACAGTCTTATTTTAACCATAACCTAAAAAACTAGAAATAATATTAAAAACAACTAACATTTTATAGTATTCTTGTATTCACATATTAGAATACTATATGCATTAATCATATCTGCTGATAGTGATTCCACAGAGAATCGAACTCTGATTTAGGGATTAGAAGTCCCTTGTTCTATCCATTGAACTATGGAATCAGCGCAAAGATACTTATTTTGTGTGTATTTACAAAATAAGTACCTTTGTTTTTTAGTCTTCTGTATAATAAAAGCAGAAGACTGTCGTCTGTTTCAGTTCTTCTATTTTTTCAAGAAGAGCCGTTAAAGCTAATTCATTATTAAAGTTATTGCACTTTAATACTGCTTTTCTTATCTTCTTTTCCTCCTTGAGGAGGGAAGCATCTGGGAGATTTTCCCAACTTTTAATTTTTTTCTTCATGTTTTTTGTTGTTATCTTTTAAAATACCTTCCTTGATTTTTGCATCAGGTAAGAAATATACAGCCTCTGAGAGATTATAATCTCTCATATTGTGTTTCTCAACATAGTTGAGAAACTCTTCTAATTTAGTTTTTGTGTTTTCTCTTTCATTGTGTTTCTTTTTTTAGTTATGGTTTTTGTTGTTTGTATTTGTGGGATTTTAGTTTAAAGCCTCAATACCACGGCAAGGTATCCTATCTCATTGAGGGACAAGCACTTAGATGATATAAACTAAAGTAATACTTTAACTCAACTAAGTGCTATATTTGTTAATAATGGCAAATACTATAGTTATTAACCATTGTAACAAAAAAAGCAAACACACACCCACATTGGATGCAGGTGTGTGTGCTTTGTGGCTACCAGTCAAAGCTCTTGACTGGTGTTTTGCTGGCCAGAGGGATTAACTCCATGTAATTGGCTTCTCTGGTTTCACCATTTGTGGTGGTGAAAGAGGTCTCTGAAACCTGGATTTTCTCCTTAGCATTAGAGCCCTCACTGTCTATCAGTTTGGCAGCCCCTTTAGAGAGGATGCCAGTGACTATCTCACCAGTTTCTTTACTGGTGAGTGAGAAGTTATAGATGGGAGTTTTGTCCTCATCTTGGTAATGTTTGTTAGTGGGAAGAATATCCAAGTGGAACTTCCCAAAAGAACTCAGACTGCGAACTTTAGTCCGCTTGATAGTGGAATTTGAATCTGCCATAATGAATTAAATTTAAACAGCTCCACAGGTAATAGCACCAAAGAGCCGCGAAGCGGGGGGAGGTTTTGGGTGGCAATACCCTCCACAAGCAAATAAACTTGCAAAAAAATTTTAAAAAAAATTTAAAAATTTTGAAAACCCAATGAAGTTTTGTTTTAATATTAAAACTAAAAATCTTAGTTTTAAAAATTTTATTATTATTTTCTTGCATATATCAAATATTATTTATAGCTTTGCACTTACAAGACATAGCAAGTATTGTAGAGAACAGTAACTACTTACTTGAGAGAGCTATAATAGGTTGAGATTTTCTCCTACCAACTATAGAGAATAAAGGGTATATAGAAGGGTACAGGTAAAGGAGACAAGAGATAACTGAGAGAAGAACTAATAATATATAAACGGGGTCTCAAACTAATATAGTTGCTGTAAACTCAGCACCCAAGCCATTTACACGGGAAATTGGCAGGGTCTCTCTATGTAAGAGGGTTATTAAGAACTTGTTCTTACAAGAATAACCTTTACTATATGTGGAAAGATTTGGGTTTTAAAGATAGGAGTGAGCTAATAAAGTTAGGAGTTAGTCAGGGAATATTAGACCTTCCTACTATAAAACATTTATATAATATCAATGCTGATGGTGGCTATTTAAAGTGGAAAGAAGAGATAGCAAAATATAAAGGCATTAATATAGATAATGATAGAACATATAATTATCAGGCATTTTTTGAGGAAGATCCTCAAAAAGCTTGGGATATGTTAAAGGAAGATAGTAAAGCCCATTTTACTGATAAATATAAGACAGTTTGGCATCCTACTTTTTCAGATGAAAGTATATATAGTGGACATAAATCAAAGTATAATCCACAAGGAATAGTAGGTGGGCATTGGAAAGGTAATACTTTTAAGATGTCTAATAGTCTTTATAATGGTCCAGTATCAATGGATGAAAGACAGCAATACCTCATTAATAATGAGCCTAATGGTGCATCATTACTTGAAAGTAATGGTACACTACCTGTTTATGATGGTACTCCTTGGGGTGGTGTATTGCCCACAGTAACAATTACTCCTCAATACTCTAATGGTGGATTTATTTCTTTTTCTCTTACAGACCAAAATATCTTTGCTAAAGGAGGACAAATGAATAGAGCAAAGCAAGCAATGAGTTTCTTTCAAAGTAAAGGACTTACCAAAGAACAGGCTGCTGGATTAGTAGGTAACTTTATAAGAGAGAGTGGTGAGAATCTTGGTACTACTGAAGTTAATAAGAGTTCTGGTGCTTATGGAATTGCTCAATGGCTTGGTGATAGAAAGAGAGCATTGTTTAGGAAGTATGGAAGTAATCCAAGTTTTCAAGACCAATTAAATTATGTGTGGGAAGAACTTAATAGTACACATAAGACTGGTTTAGCTAAAATAAAGAACTCAAAAACAGCTGCAGAAGCTGCTGCTAATGCATTTGGTTATTATGAGTTTCAATCAGGTCCTAAGGGTGCTATAGCAGCTATGAATAATAGTGGTCAAAATGGTAATAGGTCTTATAATCAAGGTATAAAATTTGCCAATAACCTATTGGGTATTAAATCAAATGCTTCATATAATCCTGCAAATTATGACAGTGGTGACTATAGTAGGTCTAATTATAGTGGATATAATGGTTCAAATGATACTCCTAAGAGTATTACATTTAAAAAGGATACTAAACAAAATCCATTATTGAGTAATATAGATAGACAGATTGATTTAAAAATAGGGAGTGTTTTACCTAAAATTCCTGAGTTTCAAAAGCTACATCCTGTTTATAAAGTAAGTAACCCATTAACTCCAAGTCAGGTTAAACAATCTTGGGAAGAAAACCCAATTACTATAACACCAAGTAATTATGATAGTATGATAAATGATTTATCTGCTGGTAATGAGGAGATAATGGATACTCCTTATTCTACTGCATTATTAAATAATGCATTAGGAAGGGAAGAGAGCACCAAAGAATAAAGTTAAAGTTAGTTAAATAGTTGATTTATTAATTTATTTATAGTATTTTTGTATGGTTGATAATTGAAAATAGTTTAGTATGGAACTGCTACTAAACTATGTATAGCAGTTCATAGTCGGTGCACAAGCACCTAATGGTAAAGGGTGCTGTATATAATCCAGGTCTGGGAAGATATGGATTATTTATTTAGTAAAATTAATATGGAAGAGAAAACTAAACAGCAGGAAAAAGTAAAAGATAAAAAGTCCAATAGTTTCTTTGGTAAGCTAATAAGAAACAACACTGGAGTAAGTTCAAAGAACTTCTTCTTAATAGTTGTCACTCTTATAGGGATTTTATTATTACTTGTTCCTGCTGTTATTTTATGTGTAGAGGTCTACTTTAATCATACAATAAAAACAGATTTAACAGGAATGGCTTCTTACATAGCTGCAGTTGCCTCTTTATTTGCAACAGCTGGTATAACAAAAGCATGGTCTGAGAAATATGAAAATAAGAAATAAGCCTCAGTAGTGGAAGGGTAGACACACTTGTTTTAGGAACAAGGTTTTATAGGTTCAAATCCTATCTGAGGTACTATTAATATATAAACTTAAACACTATGAGTAAGAAAGAACTTTCTAAACAAGAACTAGAGTGGCAAACTACAGAAGATGTTGCTACTATTGAAAGGTATCAGAAGATACTTAATGACAAAGAGAGGTTAGCCAGAGCTATGAAGAAAGCTGAAGAACAAATAACTAACCTTAAAGAAAGAGCCGCTGCTTTAGGTAAATCACTAACAGGATTGAAGAAATAATGGAAAAGTTTGATGCTTTATATACTGTTACTCTTAGCTCTTTAATTGATGAGCTTAATAGATGTAAAATTGCCAGAAAAGATGTTGTAACCATCTTTCAAGATAGAGTAACTAACAAATATGTAGCAATATTTTATAAGTAAAACATGGAAGATATAAAGAAAGATATAAATGCTTCTCTTACTGAAGAAGATATTCACAAAATTGCTGAAAATAATAGAGAGACTGTTATGATAGATACCCATCAAAAAGGTATATTACATCTACATAACTATGATGCTGTAAGAAAATATAAGTCAGTAAGAAGAGCTATAAGAAGAGGATTGGTATCAGTGTTTGGCGATATTTATCCTAAGAGACCCTATAATAATAGGAAGAGTTTGGGGGGAACAGAGTTTATAAAAAGGAAAATCTATGATCAACTCAAAGGAAGAAACAAGCCACTCTCATGAATACTATAATGAGGAGCCAGTCTTTTATTGTAAAAACTGCCTTTCATTAAGAATACTCTCAATAGGCAATACAGAAGGAAATGAGTTCTGTGATGATTGTAGTTCTACTGACATAGATACCTGTCTTATAGATGAATGGGAGAAGTTATATAAAAATAAATATGGATTTAAATATTTAGATAAAAAATAATATGGAAAAGAAATTAGAGAAGAAGTCAACAGAGAATAACAATAGACTTAGTTATGAAGAGCTGAATAATGCAGCACATCAAATATCTGCCCAAGCCAAGGCTCTATATGATGAAAATATAACTTTGAAAAAGAAACTTCAGTCATATAATTTTAATGCCTACTTTACTCAACTAAACTTTAAATTCAAAATAGTTGAAATGTCAGATAAATTTCCTAAAGACTTTGTAGATAAAATGACTGCAGAGATAATGGAAGACATGGATATGTCAGAACCTACTAAAGAAAAGAGTGATGGCAAATAGAATATTTAACAATGTTATCAGGATACCAACATCTCTATCAAATAGGTTCTTTAGATATTGGTTAGATTTTCTTGAGCCATTTCATGGACTTACTCCACGAGAAAAAGATGTGGCCACAGAGTTCTTAAAACAAAGGTTTGAATTAAGTAGATCCATTACTGATGAAGCTCTTCTTGATAAAGTAGTAATGAGTAATGATACTAAAGCTAAGATAAGAGAAGATTGTGGTATTTCTGTAGGACATTTTCAAGTTATTATGGGAAAGTTAAAAGACTCTGGATTTATAAAAGAAGACAAAGTAAATCCAAAGTTTATTCCCAAGAATATAGATGTAAATAGTAAGAATTTTCAATTACTTTTATATTTTGACTTTACTGGACAAGGCAATTGAATTAGCAGCAAAAGAGCTGAGAATGCCAAAAGAAATAGTAGATAAGTACTATAAAGCATACTGGGAATTTATAAAGAAGAAGATAGAAGAACTCCCTTTAAAACAGCCTCTTACTGAACAAGACTTTAGCAAGCTTAGAAAGTCCTTTAATATAAAAGGAATTGGGAAACTTTATTGTACTTATGATACATGGGAAGGAACTAATAAAGGATTAAAGATTAAGTATGAAAAAATTAATAATAAAGAAAGTAAAACCACTATTCAACAGAATAGTGACAACTGCTGAAGTATATGAAGAGGATCTAAAGAAGGGCTCACTAATTGATGCTTCACACATGAGAGGTTCTTTAAAAGACCATCAAAAAGTAGTGTCTGTAGGAGATGCTGTTAGAAATATTAAGGTGGGTGATTTGGTTATGATTAACCCCAAAAGATATGCAAAATATAAGCATCAAAAGGGCTCTCTTAAAGATGGTGTAATTACTGACAATCCAGTTATAAGTTATTCATTTCCTACTTTAGAAATGGATGGAATTACATATTTAATGTTGTTTGAAGACGACATAATGTATGTTATATCTGATTATGAGGAAAGAGAAGATAAAGAAAAATCATCAATCGTTACTCCTAAGGAGGATTTAATAATTTAATCATGATTAAGTTATTTAGATATGAGGGATTTGAAGTACAAGTGGAGCCAGAGGCATTGCTTTTGGCCCCATTTGCAGCTTTATGGAAGAGAGATAAAAGTAAGACAAAGATAACTGCAAAGCAAGAATTAGGATTTGTTTACTTTATGTGTGACCCCAGAAGTGATTATCAATATATTGTAGATGAAGAAGTAAGAGCTACTGAGGTAATGAAAGGTGAAGGAATGCCATCTAAATGGAAACCTGATAATGAAGTAAGAAGAGCAATGGACTTTTATAGGAGTTTTAAACCAATATCAGCAGGACTTTTGGAAGACACAAGAACCTTTATAGATAAATTTAGAGAGAGAATAAGGAATATAGAATTAAAGGATCTTGACATTAAAGAACTAAAAGGAATGGAAGATATAATAAAAGAAATTCCTAAAATAGTTGAGGATATGAATAGGGCTGAAAAAGCACTTAATGAAGATATGATGTCTGATGCTAAAATACGAGGTTCTCAAACAAAAGCTTTATATGAAGATGGGATTTAATGATACATTAGAGATATTTAATAGTTATCTACAACAAGGAATGCTTATTGGTAAAACTGAGATTCATAAAGGAATGGGTCCAGTTAAACTATTTATAGCAGAGATTTATTTTCACAAAGGGACTAATAATATTCTTATTACTAAGAAATCAGGTGGAATTGATTGCAGAACTTTGGAAGAAGATAAAAAGAAAATTATTAAAGAAGTCTTAGTAGAGTTCCTTAATATTTGGAATGATAATAAAGAATACTTTGAAAAGGGAGATGTAAATGGAATTATCGGAAAACTTCGTAATACCAACTAATGAATTTCAAACTGAAATAACTAAAGAACTGCTCTCACAATATCCTGATGAAGTTGTAGAGCAGTTTTTAGATTGTGTATCTAATATAAAGTTTATACAAAACCTTATTTCACCTAATAGAAGAAGAGCCAAGGATTTACCACGAGATTCTCAAGGTAGAATTATTGTTGATTTAGAAAACCCACATATAGTAGAGAATGTAGATTACTTTAGACAAAGAGCCATATTCTTTAAGGAACATGGTTGTTATACTAATCTTAGGCCTAATCCCAATCCTAATAGTGAATATAGGAAGATGTTTGATGAAGAAATAAGAAGGTGTAGAGAGGGCTATGTAAGAGAATCTGATGGTGAATGGGTAACTGGGTATTGTTATTATTACATGAATTATTGCCCAATTATGCTTACTAAGATAGTTAAAGGAAGAAAGAAGGCAAGTAGAGTTGAGGATTTTCCAGAGTTTTGGGAAGGTATTTATTGGAGATTTCATTATCTACATAAAGCAAGAGAACATGGACATCATGCTATTGAGTTGGCAAGGCGCGGTGCTCATCCCTATACTGAAAAGGTCTTTACACCAAATGGATGGAAGTTATGGGAAGATATAAAAATAGGGGATAAATTATATGGAACTAATGGAAAAGAAACTACGATTATAGACATTCCATATGATAAGGAGGCTCCTTATTATAAAATAACTTTAAGAGATGGTAGAGAGGTAACTGCTTCAGATGACCATTTGTGGGTTGTACAAGAAGGTCACAAAAAATATTTACAGACTGTCAGTACTGAACAACTCTTGTCTATGTATATTAAGTCTAGAAAAGTTTCTGATAGAATACCCAGTGGTAAAGAATATGATTGCTTTATAGTAAAGAATAACGGAGTGGATATGAATAGCAGAGTTACTAAAGTAGACCCTTATACATTTGGTTTATTACTTGGGGATGGGTGCTTTAGGCATGAATCTTGCTATTTTACTCAATTAGATACTGATATAAAAGAAGAGGCACATTATATTCCATACACTTTAACAAAATGGTCTGAGAAGTATGCCTATAGAATAGGTATACCTAATTGGAAAACTATTATTAAAGATTATAATCTATGGTATAAAAAGTCTGAAGATAAATTTATTCCAGATGAGTATAAATATAATAGTAGAAGTGTACGATTAAACTTATTAAAGGGATTATTTGACAGTGATGGGCATATACATGGAGGCGTTCCTACTTTGAGCACAACATCTGAAAGACTTAAAGATGACGTATTAGAGATAGCCAGAAGTTTAGGGTATAATGCTTCTTTCACTAAACAAAAAGCGGGATACAAAAAAGAAGACATCTATGTAGAGTGTTTACCTGTATATTCTATAAGTGTATATGCTGGTGCTGAAATATTTAATCTTACAAGAAAGAAAGAAAAAGTCAAATATGAGAGTGGGAATGCTAAATCAAGAAAACTTAAAACTGCTATAACTAATATAGAATATTTAGGAGAAACAAAGTGTAAATGTGTTACTGTAGATTCTCTAGATAATTGCTATTTAATTGGGGATTTCATCACTACACATAATTGCTCTAAGTCATATAGTCTAGCTGCTATGATGTCTCATAATCTTATATTAGGGGAGAATGGGGAAGTAAATAAGAGAGTAACTACAATTTTAACTGCCTATAAAAAAGAATATCTATCTGACAAAGATGGTACTCTTTCTAAGTTTGAACCTATGATAGACTTTGTTGCTACTAATACAGAGTTCCCAAGATTAAGACTTAAATCTTCTTCTAATGAAATGGTATGGCAAATGGGTTATGTAGACTCTAAGGGCACTAAAAAGGGTTCTCTTAATTCAGTAATGGGAGTGTCTTCAAAGGATGATAGTGATAAACTTAGAGGTAAACGTGGACATATTTACTTTGAAGAGATGGGTTCTTTTCCAAACCTATTGTCAGTATATGATATTGTTAGACAGGGTATGGAGGAAGGTGAATATGTATATGGATTGTCTTACTTAGTAGGTACAGCTGCTGAAAAAGAATCTAATTTTAATTCAGCTAAAACACTTCTATATAATCCAGAAGCCTATAATATTGAAAGATTATCAAATGTTTTTGATAAACCAAATCAAGGAAGGCCAGAGTTTGGATTCTTTTTTCCTGCTTATATAAACAGAAAGGGTTGCTATAATAAAGATGGTATTTCTGATGTAGTAAAGGCACTCCTACAAATATTAATGGCCAGATATAAGGCTAAATATTCTGCAGATCCAAATTCTGTTATTAGAGTTATTGCAGAAATGCCCATAACTCCAGCTGAAGCAATTATAAAGGTAAGAGATGCATACTTCCCTGTTAAGTCTTTAACAGAAAGATTAACACAGTTAGATTCTGATCCAAGAGCTTATGATGATGTTTATGTAGGTGAATTAATACAAACACCTAAGGGAGATGTAAAGTTTGTAGCTACAGATGATACACCAATCAGAGAATATCCAGTAGATAATACAGAGAAGGGAGCATTAGAGATATATGAAATGCCTCAGAAAAATAGTAGTGGAAATATAACTACAGAAAGATATATAATAGGTCATGACCCCGTAGATAATGACCAAGCAGACTCTGCTTCTTTGTCTTCAACATTTGTTTTAGACCTATTTACAGATAGAATAGTTGCTGAATACACAGGTAGACAAAAGTATGCTGATGAGAACTTTGAAATAGTTAGATTATTATGTTTATTTTATAATGCAAAGTGTCTGTACGAAGCAAATAAAAAGGGCCTATTTGCTTATTTTTCAAAGATGAATAGTACACATCTATTGGCAGATACTCCACAATATTTAAGAGATAAAGAGCTAGTAAAATACTCTGCAATTGGTTCTAATTCAAAAGGTGTAAATGCTTCAGCAGCAATAAATAATTATGCAAACAGTCTTCTTAAAGACTGGTTATTGAAACCAATAGTAATAACTAATAAAGATAATAATGGAGAAGAAACACAAGTAACAACATATAATCTTTATAATTTAAGAGGAAGAGCACTAATTCAAGAGCTGATTGCTTTTAATCCAGAAATAAATGTAGATAGAGTAAGAGCTATGGGTATGGTTATGCTTTATAGAGAAGAGAAGGAGATCCTTTATAATGGTAGACTTTCTGAAGAAAAGAGAGAGACAGCTGAAAAGGATTACTTGGGTAATGATGATTTCTTTTCACGTAATTATCGTGTATAAATGATAAAGTATACCAATAATAAGTAAAATGTTTCATATATTGTATGTACTTTCTTTTTTAATTATTTTTGCACAAAATTAATTATATGGAGAACAATGTAACAAGGTTGCCTTCAGAGATTGCACCTAAAACGCTTAAATGGAGAAAAGCTCACTTAGATTGGGCAGACTCCAAAAACTTTTTTAATTGTGCTCCTGTGAGGAATACCATAATTCACAAGAAGATTAATTATGATTTGCTTAATGGCAAACTACATATGTGGGACTTGGAAGCAGTAATAAACCCTGAACAAATAAGTGAAAAGGTTACACCTGCTGCAATACAACACTACTCTATAATGAATAGTAAGTTAGGAGTACTACGAGGTGAAGAAGCCAGTAGAACTTTTGACTATAGGGTTGTAATTACAAATCCAAATGCTATAAGTGAAATAGAGAAAAATAAAGCAGATGCTGTTTATCAAAGTCTTCAACAACTTATTGAAAATCAATCCCAGAGTGAAGAAGAATTTAAGGAAAAGCTCACAAAGATGAGTGATGAGTTTACTTATAGTTGGCAAGACCTCAGAGAACTTCGTGCTAATTATTTGTTAAAGCACTATGTAAAGGAATATAACATGCCTCTATTGTTTAATGAGGGATTCATGGATGCTATGACTGTTGGTGAAGAGATTTACCAATGTGATATTAGAGGAGGGGAGCCAATTATAGAAAGAGTAAATCCATTAAAAATAAGAATATTTAAATCTGGGTATAGTAATAAGATAGAGGATGCAGATATTATTATAATGGAGGATTATTGGTCTCCAGGTAAGATAATTGATACTTATTATGATGTCCTTTCTAAGAAGGATATTGAGTATATAGAAAATGCACCAGATACTATTGGAGAAGCAGGAGTAAACAATGTTGATGAGAGAGATGAAAGATTTGGTTTCATTAATAGGAATATGGTAGATGAAACATTTGAAGATTCAAATGACTTTTATTTTGATCCTATGAACTTGTTTAACGATGCTGAAACAAACTCTCTACTACCATTTGATACCATAGGAAACATCAGAGTTATTAGGATGTTTTGGAAATCGAGAAGAAAGATTAAAAAGGTAAAATCCTATGATGAAAATGGAGAAGAACAGTTTAATTTCTATCCTGGTTCCTATGTAATTAATAAGAGTCTTGGAGAAGAGGAAACAATCTATTATATCAATGAAGCTTGGGAAGGTACTAAAATAGGTGATGATATTTATGTAAATATGAGACCAAGAGTTGTACAGTATAATAGACTGAGTAATCCTTCAAGATGTCATTTTGGAATAGTGGGAACAGTTTATAATTTAAATGACAGTAAACCTTATAGTCTTGTAGATATACTTAAGTCCTTTAACTACTTATATGATGCTGTACATGATAGACTAAATAAACTTATTTCAAGAAACTGGGGATACCTAATAAATCTTGATTTAGCTAAAGTTCCTAAAGGTTGGGATATGGATAAATGGATGTATTTTGCCAGACATTTAGGAATAGCTGTTTCAGATTCTTTTAAAGAAGGTAACATTGGAGCAGCTACAGGAAAACTTGCAGGAGCTTTAAATAATGCATCATCTGGGGTAATTAATGCTGAACTTGGAAATAGTATACAGCAGTATCTTAATATACTTGAGTTTATTAAGATGGAAATGTCTGAAGTTTCAGGTATTACCAAACAAAGAGAGGGACAAATAAGTAACAGAGAGACTGTTGGTGGTGTTGAAAGAGCAACATTACAATCTTCTCATATTACTGAATGGTTATTCTCAATGCATGAAGATGTTAAAAGAAGAGCACTTGAATGCTTTTTAGAGACTGCTAAAATTGCACTTAAAGGCAGAAATGAGAAATTCCAATATATACTTCCAGATGGAGCCTTGCGTGTAATGGATATTGATGGGGATGAATTTGCTGAATGTGATTATGGTATTGTTGTTGATAATAGTCAAGGTGTACAAGAATTAAGTCAAAGACTTGATACACTAGCTCAAGCAGCACTACAAACACAAAGAATTTCATTCTCTACAGTAATGAAGTTATATGGTTCTGCATCATTGGCAGAGAAACAAAGACTTATTGAGAATGACGAAAATAGAATTAATGAACAGCAACAGCAGCAATTTAAACAACAGCAGCAATTACAGCAACAGAAGATAGAAGAAGATGCTAAAGCAAAGCAACAACAAATGGATATGCTTGAACAGCAGAATATCAGAGACAATGAAACTAAGATACTTGTTGCACAAATTAATGCTGGAGTTAAAAATGATGAGAATGGTGATGGTGTTATAGAGCCTGAATATTCTCAAGAAGCAAAAGAGAAGTTATTAGAGTCAATGAGACAATTTGATCAAAAACTTGCTTTAGATAAAGAGAAACTTGCTTTTAATAAAGAGAAAGCACAGAGAGATTACAACATAAAACAGCAACAATTAAAACAAAAGTCAACTAATGGCAAAGATTAGGGTACTAAAAAATTCAATGTTGGGCACTCTTATTAAACCGCCTGAAGAGAAGATATATCCTGTAACTACTTCAGAAGCAGTGCTTATACCTAAAGATGGGAAATTAATAGATTATTTAAGAAGTTCTGTTGGGACTTTATATATGCCAAGTGGTCAAGAGGCGGAGACTAATAAAATAATCTTAGGATTTGCCAATGAAAGGCTTAAAAATGCATGGATAAAGCTTGCAGGAAATTCTTGGAAGAATCATTTAGATGATTTGTATATTGAAGGTACTGCAATGAGGAACTACGTTTTGTGTAAACTTGAAATACCAGCATCAGTAATAATTCCAGATGAAAATGATTTAGAGGCTTACGTTGATGCAAGTACAAAGCAAACAGTTATTAGATTAAAAGATAAGACAGAAGACAACCACTCACGTAAAATTGTGTGGTTAAGGCCAAAGGAAGGCTATGTGTATCCAGACAACTATATAATATTTTTACAGGGTTATTATGATGGTAGAGTTTGTGTAGCAAACAATGTATCAGGTAATGTAACAATAAGTACTACTGCACTTAGTGGAGACCCTAATGGAATTGTACGTGGAACTAAGGATAACAAGATATATGCTTACACATTTGACGGGTCAAAATATACTTTGTACACTACATGGTCAGCTAAAAGTGTAGAATTAAAACAAGATTTATACCAAGTAGGCAATGGCACCCCACGCACAGACAGATTGTATACTTATGGGGCAGAGCCAATGATGTACACAGGTGGCAAGTTCCAAGCAACAACCTATGATGGGAAGCATAGCTTGATGTACAACGAGGCACTTACTTTGCCTAAGCTGTATCAAGTCTTAGGATTGTCTGTATCCAAGGTAGTTTCCTTAGACATGGTTGCAGACACCAACACAGATTACATGCTAATGGAAGATGCCCACTTTGCCAATTTCTCTTTTAGGATTGGCAAAGGTTCACGTATCATAGATTATGCAGGACATCTTACCTACTACAGCACTACAAAGGACAATGCAGTAACAATATATACCAATACAGAGTTACGTAATGCACCTATTAATGACAGCCCACACTTTGGTGCAGCATTTAATAATTGCAAGTTGTCTGGAGTTAAGCCAAACATGCACAAACAAGCCTTAGTGCTTACCAACAATGTAATACAAGCAATTGACTATATCACAGAAGATGATATAAAGGAGTGTGACAATGGCACCTATGCCAATGCTTCGGCAATCTTTGACAGAATAGTATCACAATCATTTGCAGGGACAGAAGCTAAAATAGATGTAGTATTCCCTACAACAGTTACCACACACGGGTATTACCTTACTAAGCCTATGCTTATACCATCTAATGTAACTGTTGATTTTGGTGGAGCACAAGTAACTATCTGGCTTTCAGATAGCAAAGGAAACAAAATATTTACCCCTTACACAAATACTGGTAAAGGGGAGAATGATTATATAGACATGAAGCGTTGTGTGTTTTCCTTTGTGTCTTGGGAAGAGGCAGAATTTTCTGCCATAGGAGAAAATACAGGCATTAGAAATATGAACTTCTCTTTAGGAAGTGCTGGGTTTGCTAATGTACTTGATTGTGTAATTGACTTACACAATGCTCCTAATGGGTATGACTTTAAGAACTTGCATTTCTATTTGTTACCAGGTAACAGCTCTTATTATGGAGTTAAGTACACTGATGCTGATGGTAACACGCAGTACACCAACTACACGACCAACAACAACAATGACATATATTGCATCTATGACCCAATTGCAAAAGATACAGAAAAATACTACCTACATAGTTATCAAGACCGCAAGAGGTTTACCAACTGCTCGTCTATTGGTAGATATGACAGAAAGCCTGATGTGCTGTTGCAATATGGTGACGGTGCTGTGTTTGACCAATGCAACTTTAATCATGTAATGATATTCAAAGGGAAGTCTGTAACAGTCACTGGTAACCTTACAAGTGGTGGGTGGACTCTTGTAGATACGCAAGTTGTATTTAACGGGGAGTATTGTGAGACAAGCAAGTTTAACTTGTGGCACGCAAGGGTTGTATTTAATGGCAGCCATTTGTCTTTCCAACACAGAAAATACTTTACACGCGCTGCAATAGAAGCTGATACAGACTGGGTGAGGGCTTATGTTAACAAGATACTTAAAGATGAAGACGGCACTTTGCTCTCACAGAACACAAGTGAAATTGTATTTAACTCAACAAGATTTAGAGACCAGTACATAGGTTACCTTAATGAGTATTATATTTCCTCAATTCTTACAGGGCCTAATGTGAAGGTGGTTAATCTTCCTTATGGGAATGCAATTGCTGATAAAGTTCCACAAGCAAAGAACAGCAGACTGATGCCCTATGTGTGTCTAAACAATACCCTACCCCCACTTACAAAGTCACTTGATTATTCTAACGTGACAAGCTGGGGAACACCCAAGTTAGTTAATGTTACATATAATCTTGTCAACAATGGGCAGTGGGAGAACTTTGATGCCATTTGGGGAAGTAGATGGGGGCATACACCTGGGGGTGTATATAGTGCAATACTTCTTGGTGTAATAGACATAGACCGTGCATTGTACCACAAGGCAGGAGACGCTGTGCAGGTTACCACCAAGACAGATTTTTATCTTTTGTTTACTTCTACAATGCAACTTGCTAATGCAAAAGAGACAAGAATAGGTATTGCTATTAGCGGCACAACAGACGGTGTTACAGACAATGTGTTGCTAACTCAATTCCTTAGTGACTACGCAGGAGCCATTGAAACAATAGGGCAAGACAGTGAAAAAACAGATATATTAATTATGGTTGAAGCCTCAATCACTAAGAACTCCACTACTGGCTTAGGGGCTGCAAACTGGAATGCACAAAAGGCAGAAACCTACAATGATATAAGCAACAGCCACTACAATGAGTGCACTAAGGTTGATGTAATAGGAGATAATATTAGAGCTTATCTTACTACTTTACCACAATATGGTAAATGGGAAGATGGTGATGAAGTTATATTGCCTACTGCATGTTATAGGTATTATAATAGCAATTGGCATAAAATGTTTGATTTATAATTAACGGTGTTATGACACAATATATTAAAACATATACATATATTGGACTTTTAATAGTAGTTCTTGTGTTGTTATGTGCTACTAAGCATTTTCAATCACAAACAGAAAAGTATAAAGAGTTATATAACACAGAACTTACTAATATTAAGGCATACGAAAGTACTATAAGTAAGGATAAAAAACAATCTATAGTATATCAGCAATCTATAGCACAGCTACAGCAGTCTAATGATTCAATGACTAAGGAGCTTTTAGAGGTTCAAAAGAAACTAAAAGTAAAGCCAAAGACAGTAGTAGCAATGTCTTATCAAACATCAACTGTATATAAGACAGATACTATAGTTTTAAATGATACTATATTTAAAACAGATTTACATATAGATACTACTCTTACTGATAATCAATGGTACACTCTACATCTTGATTTACAATATCCTTCAAGTATAGCAGTAAGCCCTAAATTTAAAAGTGAAAGATATATAGTAGTAAATACAAAAAAGGAGTATATTAACAAACCATCTAAGATATTTTTCATTAGATGGTTTCAAAAAAAGCACACAGTATTACAAGTTAATATAGAAGAGAAGAACCCATATATTAATATTGAACAACAAAAATTTATAAAAGTAATACAATGAGTCCAGAAATAGTAACTGCAGTAGCTGGAGTCATGACAACAGTTACAGGCAGCTGTTTGTCGTGGTTTTTGGCAAGGAGAAAGTACAATAGTGAGGTAGACAATAACCTTATTGAGAACATGCAAAACTCTTTAGGTTTTTATAAAAAACTGTCTGATGATAATAAAAATAGACTTGAAGAAGTATTAAAGAGAAATGAGGCTTTGGAGTTAGAAGTTAATCAACTAAGACAGCAAGTATTTAATTTAATGAGTTCAATATGTCTTAATTTAACATGTACTAATAGAGTTCATCAAACTCCTGTGCCACTAGTACATAATATATCCAAAACAAATAAACAAAGTTAAAATGAAGTTAGAAGTAAAAAGAACATATAGAGGGGATAAGTATACTATTGGTCACCTTTATATAGATAATAAATATTTTTGTGATACTTTAGAAGACCCTGATAGAGGGCTAATTTCAGATATGTCATTATCTGAAATAAATAAAATAAAAGTAAAGAGGGATACATGTATTCCTTATGGAGAATATGTTGTATCTCTTAATGTAAGAAGCCCTAAGTATAGTAATTTTGCAAAATATCCTTATGCAAGAATATGTGGTGGATATATGCCAAGAGTTGTAGGAGTAAAGGGATTTGAGGGAATCCTTATTCATCCTGGTAATTCACAAAAAGATACAGAAGGATGCCTTTTAGTTGGTCGTAATACGGTTAAAGGAAGAGTAATGAATAGCCAAGAAACTTGGAAGAATCTGTACAATAAGTTGAAAGAGGCTAATGGAGAAATTACTATAAAGTATACAAAAGGGGGATAAATAAAATATTAATTAACTCTAATTAAAATATTTACTTTATTGATACAAAGTGTTCTTTTACATAATTTTGCATAAAGAATTAAATTTATATAAGTTTGAACTAAAATTAGGAGAATATGGAAGAAGGTTTAAACATTGATAACATTCTTGATGACGATGATCTTGGGTTGTTTAATGATATTCCAGAGCCCCAAGAAAAGGAGGAAGTAGATAACAACAACTCTAATAAGGATTCTAAAGAACCCAAAGAAGATAATAGTAAAGAGTCACAAGAAGATAAAAAGAATGATAAAACTACTGAGATAAACCCTGATAAATTATTTGGGGGTTCATCAGAGAGCGTAGGTAGTGGAGATGATAATGAAGATGAGGAAGATGCCCAACCTGATAATGGTGACAGCACTTCTCCTAAATCTGACTTCTTCTCTTCCATTGCTGAAGCTATGTCAGAGGAGGGCATCCTTCCAAATCTTGATGAAGATAAGATTAAAGCAATTAAGACTGCTGAAGATCTAAGAGGTGCTATTGATGATTATGTTAATAGTGAACTTACAGAAAAGCAAAAGAGAATTGCACAAGCATTGGATAATAATGTAGAACCAAATGTTATTAAACAGTATGAAAATGTTCTTAATTATCTATCCAATATTGATGAAGAAACTTTGTCAGAAGAGAATGAGAATGGAGAAAACCTCCGTAAGAGAATTATTTATCAGGATTTAATTAATAAGGGATTTACAAAAGAAAGAGCCACAAAGGCTGTAGAAAGATCCTTTAATAGTGGTACTGACATAGATGATGCTAAAGATGCTCTTGAGAGTAATATTGCCTTCTTTAATGATAATTATAATAATGTATTAGAGGAAGCAAAACAAAAATCTCAACAAGAGATAAAGGAAAGAGAAGAAAGAGCTATGGCTATTAGAAATGAAATATTTGACAATAATAGTAAATATTTCGGTGAAATAAAGCCAGATAAAAAGACAAGACAAAAAATATTTGATTGTATTTCAAAGCCCATTTACAAGGATCCAGAGACTGGGGACTTTTATACCGAAATTCAAAAATATGAGTCTGATCACAAAGATGAGTTTCTTGTTAAAATTGGTCTACTTTATACGCTTACTGATGGATTTAAAAACTTAGATAAGTTAGCAGAAGGAAAAGTAAAGAAGGAAGTTAAGAAGGGATTCAGAAATCTAGAGAGGACTTTAAACAATACACAAAGGGATGCAGAAGGAAATCTGAGGTTTACTGGAGGAGTTAGTGAAGATTCTTATCTTGGAAAGGGGTTTGTATTAGATATTTAAATTTGATGCTTAATTATTAAATTGATTTATTATGGTTAATGTTTTAGGGAAATTCCAAACAAGAGAATTTACTTCTTGGAAAGGTCTTACTAGAGATAACCACCTTGGTGCTATCTTTGCAAAGGCTCCTCAAAAAGCAACTAATTTAATGGTGCAACTGCTAGCCTATCAAAGAGGTAAGACTCTTGACACATTGCTTAGTCAATTCCCAACCAGAGAGTTTGAGAGTGATGAAGAGTATACTTGGGATGTTGTTGGTAGTTCTAGAAGAAGTATTCCTCTTATTGAGGCAAGAGATGAAAATGGTGCAGTAGTTGAAGATAAAGGCCAAATGGTTGGTGCAGGTACAGCTCCTTTCTATCTTGTGTTTGGTGAAGATTGGTTTGCTAATGGTGAGTACATTGTAGGCAATCTTAATGAGGTCTATCAATTCAGAATCCTTGATGATGCAAGACTTGAAGGAAGTAATGCTGTTTATAAGGTAGAGCTTGCTGGAGGTAATACTGATGGTGTTCCTGCAGAAAGACTGCTTGCTGGTGAGAAGTTTACTGTAGAGGCTGCTTTTGTTGAGGCAGAGATGTCGAGAAAAGTTGGAGATATTAGATTCTCTGCACCTGTAAGTATGAGAAATGAGTTCTCTACTATTAGAATCCAGCATAAGGTTCCTGGTAATAAGCTCAATAAGAAACTAGCTGTTGGTATTCCAGTAGTTGACCAAAAGACGGGTAAATCCATGACCCAAAATATGTGGATGCACTACGTTGACTATGAGTTGGAGTGCCAGTTCTCAGACTATAAGAATAATGCACTTGCATTTGGTAAGTCCAATAGAAATAGAAATGGTGAATATACTAACATTGGTAAGTCTGGTGGTGTAATTAAGACTGGTGCTGGTCTATATGAGCAAATGGAAGTAGCCAATACTTATTTCTATAATGACTTTAGTCTCAAGCTTATTGAAGATGCTCTTTATGAGCTTTCTGCTAGTAAGTTGGGTATGAATAAGAATGAGAGATACTTCTTGATTAAGACTGGTGAAAGAGGTGCTATTCAATTCCATAAGGCAATTCTCCAAACTATTAGTGGTTGGACTGCTTTCCAAATTAATGGTGATAACCTTGGTATTGTAGAGAGAACTCAGTCTCAGCTTCATACAACTGCACTCTCTGCAGGTTTCCAATTTGTTGAGTATAAAGCACCTAATAATGTAAGAGTAAAGATTGATGTGGATCCCTACTATGATGATCCTGTGAGAAATAAGGTTCAGCATCCTCTTGGTGGTCCTGCTTTCTCTTACAGATATGATATTATGGATATTGGTACTATGGATCAGCCTAACATCTTTAAGTGTACTGTTAAGGGTCAACCTGAGATGAGAGGTTATCAATGGGGTCCATTTAGAAATCCATTTACTGGGCAGATGAATAATCCTTATGCAAGCTATGATGAGGATTCTGCTGTTATCCATAAGATGGCTACACTGGGTATTTGTGTTCTTGATCCTACAAGAACTTTGTCGTTGATACCTGCAGTGCTTTCAGCCTAATATATATAAGTTGGTATAGTAGTGAGGGCAAAATGCCCTCCTACTTTACTTATTAAGAAATAAAATAAAATAATAATAATAAGGAGAGTATGGCTAGACTTAAAAATACGGGAGAGAAGGGAACATTTGTTGCACCTACAATTGGTGAAAATGATATTGAAATAAATAAGATGGAGATGCCCGCAAATAAAAGTGTAGATACACCAATTAGACTATCTGAGTATAAAGATAATTTGGTTAATTGTCTACGTAATGAGAAAATTATTGTAAGGCATATCCCTAAGCAAACAGGTCTTGTTACTGATAAAAAGCATGTTTTATATGGTGGAATGGCAGAAAATGCTGTAAGGATTTTCTCAGTTCCTGTTCTCAACTCTGGAATATATTGCAATGTTTTAACTAACAGTGAAAAGAACTATCTTGAGTATGTAATGGGCTTGGAGCCTGATGCTTTGAGTATTTATAAGAAAGTAAATAACTTTTGGAGTACAGCAACAGAGGGTGGAATTTCTACAGTAACTCTACATAAAGATGATACTGAATTAGATCTATCCACACCGGAAGGTTATATAAAATATAAGATACTTCTTGCTTGGAAGGATAAAGTAGCTCCATCATTGAAGGCACTTAGAGACCAACCTAAGGCTACTTATGAATTTGTCATTATCTCTGACAAAGAAAGAGATACCTATGCTACAAGTAAAGTCTCCACTAAGAAGAAGTGTTATATTGAAGCTGGTAAGATTGAAGATGATATTGGCATTGTAAGATATGTTGTAGAAACTCTTGATGGCAGGCCAGTAGCTCAAAGTACTAAACTTGCAACACTACAAGTTAAACTATATGACCTTATAGAGGCAAATCCTCTGCTATTCCTATCAATTGTTCAAGACCAATTGATGAGTACAAAGGTTCTCATAAGAAAGGCTTTGGAGAAGGGCATTATTTATAGAAGAGGAACTTTCTATTATATGAGAGACAGTAATACTCCACTTTGTGGTCCTAATCAAGAGCCTACATTGCCAATAGCAGCTTCATATTTGAATAGCCCAGAACATCAAGAGCTTAAGTTTAGTATTGAGGCTAAAATAAAATAAGTTATGAATACTACTGAGTTTTCAACACAATTTGATATATTATATAACAATATTACAAGTAATAAAGCCCCTGGATTAAATGAATATGAGAAGTCTGTATTTTTGACTACTGCACAAGAGCAAATAGTAAAAAATCACTTCAATGCAAAGTCAATGGGTAATAATACTAAGGAAGGATTTGATGAAAATCCCAAAAGACAACTGGAATTTTCTACACTACTAACTTCATTGTCATTGACAAAAGTTAATATTAATAAAGCCTCCTTATTTGACCAACGAAGTATTCCATTTTATTACCCAGACAATATCTTTATAGTATTAAATGAGCAGATATATTCAGACTTAATTCCTTACACTGTTGTTCCTATATCATATACAGAATATGCAAGGTTAATGTCAAAACCATATAAATATCCTCCTAAATACCAAGCATGGAAGTTACCTACTTTTAGTAAAGGAGATGAGTTACCTTCTAATTATGGTCAGACAATTACTAAAGCAAAGGATTCAGTAGTAGAGATAATAGGTGTTTTTAAAAATGAGGATAATATTGGTTATAAAGTAAGATTTTTAAGAAGACCAAAGCCTATAATACTTAAAGATATACATGATATTGATAGTTCATTAACAATACAGGGGGAATATATAGAAATGACATCGGAACTTCCAGAATCACTTCATAGTGAAATTCTACAAAGAGCAGTAGAGTTAGCAAAGATTTCTTGGGGTGGAGATGTTAATCAAACTCAGTTAGAAATACAAACAGGTTCAAGAAGTGAATAAACTATGACTACAGAGGAATTTTCAAGTCAGTTTGATACTTTATTAAATAGTTATAATACTCTTTCTAGTACTGCTAATGGTGCAGATAGACAAAGTATAGTGCTTGATGAATATGAGAAATCAGTATTTCTCACTAAAGCACAGCAAGAGATAGTTATCTCTTTATACAATGGTAATAATAGTAATGCCAATCATTTTGAAGGAACAGAGGAATTACGTAGATATTTAGATGAGTTAGTTATAACAAAAGTATATACTGCAGAAGATGAAGTTACAGGAACTGGTGTTTCTCCTAAATCTGTGTTTTTTGTACTTCCTGGTAACCTTGCTTTTATAACATTTGAAGATGTTGAATACAATGATGAAACTCTTGGGTGTTATAATAAAAAGAAAGCTGCTGTATACCCTGTTACTCAAGATGAATATACGAGGCTTAGAAATAACCCATTTAGAGGGCCAACTAAGTATAGAGTGATAAGACTTGATAGTGGTGATAATAGAGTTGAGCTTATTTCTAAATATAACATAGGTTCATATACAATAAGGTATATTGAGAGACTTAAACCAATTGTATTGGCACAATTACCTGATGGTCTTTCTTTGGATGGAGAAAGTGATGTTACTGATTGTAAATTAGATGAATTACTGCATGATTCTATTTTAAAAAGAGCTGTAGAATTAGCTATCAGCACTAGGGGTCATGTTAATAAATAATATATTGTTTAACTAAATCTTTTAAAAGATGCGTATTTTAACAGAAAATCAAGCAACTCAGTTTTATGTTGCAAACAGTTTGAAAACCGCAGTAAAGGATTTTACTACTGCTGGTGATATTTTAGTAAAAGCCACTTCAGATGGTTCTTCGATTTATTTTCAGCAGAAGGGTGCTGGTAGCATTGTAAGAAGTGATCTTATTGATGTTAGGAATATTACCTATGGTAAGGCCACTGCAGCTAAGAGTCTTGCTGAGCCTCTTATGACAGCTCTAGTAACTCTCGATCCAACAGTTAATGAGGGTAACCTAATTCCTGGTGAAGATTATATCCTTAGACTTACTTTTGATGGCTATGTAGGAATCTCCCCAGAGGATTCTCAATATTGGAAATATGGTGTTGTCAAGGCATATAAGGGAATGTCTACGTTCGATTTTTATAAGAAAATGGCCTTTAGCATTGTTAAAAATATGAGTAGAGAAGCTGTAAAACTTGTTACTATTGAATTGCAAGAACAAGAAACAGGGGGTACTGTGGTGGTCACTCCCACTTCTAAAGAATCTGACTTTGGTAATGTTTATAATGGTATACTAATTAAAGAAGTAGAGCCAGAATGGCTACTTGGTACTAAACAAACAAAGAGAAATACCTTCTCTGTTGGTTTTGGTGAAGTACTTGATGATACTGACTATAAGATTTGGGGAAAAGTTGAATATGGAAAGAGTAATGAAACTATAAAAGATGGTCAAAAGGTAGCTGATATGGAGTACTTCTTTATGGGTGAAAGAGGTGACCAGTATAGAATGGTTGGTTTCCCAGACTATGTTCCTACCAAGTATTTGGTTGATCCTACTAAAGAGTATGATCTTATAAATATCCATTACTTCTGTACTGGAAGTAATGAGAGTTCTCAGAAGTCTGAGAAGGATATTATCCTTGCTGTTCCTACATCTGCTAGTAACAAGACAACTAATGATATAGCTACTGCTATTAACGCATTAATTAAGGCTTCTGGTGTAACCATTAATACTTTGACTTAAATAATGGGGGAGTCTTGCTCCCCCTTAATAATCTAACTTATGGTAATATTTAAAGAACTTCGAGTAACAAATGATGCTAAAACTTTAGTAATTAATGCTAGAGTTAGAGAAGAATCTTACTATAAGGATGTTTATTTAGACAAGGTTATAATAGACACAGAGGAAACATATAAAGAAGGGGGGCCTTCAAGTAATCCTATATACTCAACAACAATAGAAGGAAATCAAAAAGAGATTTCATTAGGATTAAGCATTTATCAAATAACTCAATTGCATGAGTTCAATAATCATCTTTTATTTGTATATATAGTAACTAAAGGTAATCCAACTTCTAATGTTCCATGTGGTCTTGATAATAAAACTACTTTAGGTGTTACTACATACTTAGGAGACTTCTATAATTCTTTTATGAAGCACATAAAAGAGTTGAATAATAACTGTTCTATTCCTCAAGGATTAATTGACCTAATACTAAGATGGATGGCAATTAAAGTAAGTATTAATTCTGGGCATAATATACAGGGAATTAAATACTTTGAAAAGTGGTTTAGTGATAAAATAATATTACCTTCTGTAAACTGTGGATGCAATGGATAGTTTATTATATGAGACATTATATAGATACTTTACACATCTATCAAATACTGGTTATGAAAAGGATAAAGATGTTAAGAAGGTATTGTTATATACAGCTTTAATTTATTTGCTTAATAATGACTTCAGAGGATTAATCACTGAAGAAGACTATAAATATATAAATAATGTACTCTATTGTTTATTTGGAAGTACATGCCTAATTCCTTATCCAGATTACTACAGTAGTAAAAATAACCAGATTATGTATAGTGGAAGTATTTCAGAGATATTACATAGACTAGAAGATGTAGAAGATGTAATAATAAATCCAATTAAAGCTGAGATTGTTATCCCAGGTGATGAAGTTAAGGAAACTGAAGACCTTGACTAATATTCTTATAGATAAGACATAAATTCAATTAGGCTCTTGCTAGTAAATGATAGTTTATTTATCTTTGTAGCAAGAGCTTATTTATTAATAATTAGATTATGAGTACCTACAGAGAGTTAATATATATAGTTCTTGATGAGCTTAAATCTATTAGTGATGATTCTATAATTCAACAAGAACATGTTATATTTCTATTAGATAAATATAGGACTTTTGTATTAAAACAAAAGTATAGTGATATTAAGAAGGAAATTCCTGATTCTAATTACCAAACAATATGTGTAGATTTAACTAAAGAGGAGGCTTTTGAAGGAGATCCATGTGATGGATATTATTTGGAAAGTGTTCAAAAGATACCTGATTTACTAACATTAAGTGCTCCTAAGGTAACCACAATAGACTTTTTCTCAGGAAATATAACTTATGTAAATAGGGAAAGATTTAAATATGTTGGTGGTAATAAGTATTTAAAGAATATTATATATTCAACTATAAGTCCATCACAGCATTTGTATCTTAAGTCAACAAATCCTCAGTATTTACATTTAAATAAAGTAAGGGTTACTGGAATATTTGAAGACAGTTCTAAGGCTTCTGAATTGTCTTGTGATTCCAATGACGATAATTGTAATTTGCTGGATAGAACATTTCCTCTTGAGGAAGCTCTAATACCAGTTATGTTACAATATATAATAAAAGAATTAGGTGGTGTAAATTATAGACCTGCTGATAAACTTAATAATGCTAATGATGATTTAAGCACTATGATGAATTTTATTAGGAATAATATGAAGAATGATTTCCAAAAAGAAATAAGTGAATGACCACATTTGCAGAGTTTAGAAAAAAAGTATTAAAGGTAAATGAAAAGAGAACTGTAAAAATAACAAATTCTTATGGTAGTGCAGATGCCTTTAGATACATAAACAAAGAATTGGAATTACCAAAAATAACTTTAAGAGAGTTTAGAGACATTATAAATACAGTCAATAAAATACTTGTAAAGAGATTTTTAGAAGGCCATGATATTAAGTTTCCTAAAAGAATGGGTAATATAGAGTTGTGGAAACATACACCTACTTTTAAAAATGTTAATGGCAAAATAAAGACAACTCTTAAAATAGATTGGAAGAGAACATTAGAATATTGGAATAATAATGAAGAGGCCTATAAAAATAAAACTATTCTAAAAAAAGAAACAGATACAATATTTAGAATTGTATATAATAAGTCTAAAGCTATGTATGTTAACAAACAATTCTTTAGGTTTATTCCTAGCAGGTCTTTTAAAAGTGCTTTAAAAAAGGCAATAAGAAATAATAGTATTGACGCTTTTACAACAGATAAATATGAATTATATAAACATTAATAATATAATGGACAAGGTTACTAGGCATCCATTATTGAAAGATATTCCATTGGAAACTGTAGTAGACTATGCAGCTGATTTTTTAAAGATAGTGGGAATGCCACCTCAATTTTTAGAGAAAACTGCTATTGTTCCTATTAGTGAATATAGAGGTGAGTTGCCTTGTGACTTTTATGAGATGATACAAGTAAGGCCATTTAGTGATATTGAAGGTCCTGACTTTAATCGTGCTTATAGATATTCAACTGATTCTTTTCACATGAGTAATAATAAACTTGATAAAGAAAATCACTCAGATATAACCTATAAACTTCAAGGTAATTGCATATTTACTTCACCATTAGAAAATGGTAAAGTTGAGATTGCCTATAGAGCAATGCCAGTTGATGATAATGGCTATCCTCTTATCCCAGATAATGCTTCTCTTGTAAGAGCATTAACAAGTTATATAAAAAGAGAATGGTTTAGCATTCAGTTTGATTCTGGTAAAATAAATCAAGCTATTATGGCTAAAGCTGACCAAGATTATGCTTGGGCAGTTGGGCAATGCCAAAGTGACTTAATAAGACCTTCTATAGACCAAATGGAAGCCATTACTAATATGTGGAATACACTAATAGATAGAGCTGACCATAGACATGGTTTTCTTAATACTGGTACTCAAGAACATGTAAAAATCCACTAATATGATAAAACAGGACTTACATATATTTACAGGAATGCAGCAAGATCTTCCTGATTCAAAGTTTAAAGAAAACTTATTAAAGGAGGCAAATAATATAAGACTTACTTCTAAAGATGCTCAATCCACATTAAACATAACTGGTGAATTGGGAACTGCTAAAATTACTATAGTATTCTCTGATGAAAGCAATGTATCTACTATACAAGGTACATATTTAGGCCATTGTATTTTAGGTAAATATCTTGTATTATTTACTCATGATTCAAATAAAGGCGGTTCACCAGACTTTATTTATAGGATTGATATTTCTAATATAAAAGAAGTTAAAATATATCCAGTATCTTCATATACAGCAAATGCTGTTCTTTTATATAATGGTGACCTTAACTTTAGAAGAACTAATCCTATAGAAACACTTGGTATATATGAAAATGAGTTTATACAAAAAGTATATTGGACAGATGGAATTAATCAACCTAGAGTTATTAATATAACCAAAGATAAACTTAGCGGAGTACCAAGTAACTACATAAACACTTCTTTTGATTTTGTACAAACTCTACAATTAAATGAAAATGTAATCATAACAAAGGAAACAAGTAGTTCTGGGGCATTTCCTGCTGGGTGTGTACAATATGCTATAACTTATTATAATAAATATGGACAAGAAAGTAATATAGCATGGATTTCTCCCCTTCTTTATACTTCATTTTCTAATAGAGCAGGAAGTCCAGATGAAACTATAGGTAATGCATTTAAACTCAAAATAACAAAGTTTGATACAAACTTTGACTATTTGAGAGTATATTCTATAATAAGATCTAGTTTAAATGGTACAGCAGTTACAAAGAAAGTATGTGACATTAATCTTACTGAAGTAAGTGAAGAATTAAAAGGGTCTATAAAGGATTCTGGGTTCTATTTTATTATAGATGATCCTAAAACCTATTGTAAAATAAACAATAATGCAAGTTGGACTACTATAAAAGCTCTGGAAGATACCCATGAACTTACCCCAGAAATTATTAGTAATTCCCCTATAATACCAGCAGGTTCATATTATCATTTTAGTAAGTCACAATATCCTCACTTAATAATACAATTTGCTAAAGGCTCTATATATAACACATATACTTGGGGAGATACTTCTGATATTTATATATCTGTTGAAAAAGTCAGTGGTCCTGGAGAACTTGCTTATAAAATATTTGGATTACGTACTGATAAAAATGGAAATAAAACAACTGGACATTTGTCAGTAGGTGAGAACTTCTCTTATGGGCAAGCTACTGATGGTATTATAGTAGTAGATGATAATACTACTGGAGAATCTGTGGACTCTGATTCACTGTTATATGTAGGTGGTGAAGTAATTTCAGCAGGAACAATTACCCAAAAAGATGGGACTTTATTTCTTGGAAATATAAAAATATTAAGAGAGTCTATTCCTAAGAGTACTAAAGATGCACTACTTAACTCTCCAATAAAAAGTGCAACTAGAAATCTTAATATAAACTCTAACGGAAATAAAAATTATAATTATGTAAATACCTTGAATGTAAGAGAATCAGTTGCCTATGATATGGAATCTACAGCAACTAATTCATCAACATTTAAATATGGAGAAAGATATAGGCTTGGTTTACAATTTCAATATAAGACAGGAAGATGGTCAAATCCAGTAATGATAAAGGATATGGATATGGGGAGTAAACCATCATTAAATGATAATATTTTATCATTACCTATATTCACAAATGAATCAAGTTTAGATTTAACTGGGATTCATAATCTTGGTTATAAAAAAGTAAGGCCTGTTGTTGTATTTCCTTCATTTTATGATAGAAAGGTTCTTGCTCAAGGTATTCTTTGTCCTACTGTATATGATATAAGAAATAGGAAATTTGGTACTCCACATGAGCAATCATCATGGTTCCTTAGGCCATTTCCTCCACACCCAACAAAAGAACCATCAGAGAGTGAAATTAGTTTCACTGCTACTAAGACAGGTAATACTCCATTCCCAATTAGTGTTTCTAATAGTGGGACTACTAGAGCCTCTAATAATGCAGAAAAAGCAGAAAATGGGAGTACTGTACAATGGAGACATCAATATACATTGTATGGAGACTATGATAGAGGTGCTGAAATACAAGGTATTCCTTATGTATTATCAGGTATTAAACTTGATAATCCAAGTAATTTTCAAAATACAGAGTCTTTTGGTGAGTTAATTAGTGATAAACAGTATTCAATAACATCTGACAAAGGAAAAGTAATATTAAAACAAGATAGCACAGAGGCCTCTAAATGGGGGAAAGTAGATGTTGATGGTTCTAATTCTTTGTTTTGTGTTGACCAAAGTATTGTCACAATGCATTCTCCTGATATAGAGTTTGATTCATCTTTAAATGCTATAGACTTTGAATCTCTTGGAATTAGAATAATTGGCAATGTGGGATTTTCATATAATATTGGAGATATAAATATAGAGACATCAAGTCCAACTATATCACAAGAAGGTTCTGGCTTTATTCATAGAAGTCTTTCAAGTGAAGAAGAGGAGGCTAATAGAAGTCTTAATGCAGGATTATTCTATAGTGATTTTTTGGTTGATGATTTAAATAGTAAAGGCACTTTCTTTTATGAAGAAGATGAAAAGACTCCATTTTTATTTATGGTTTATCCATGGAATAAAAGTGGTTCACTAAACAATGATGCAACCAGACCCACTAATGGTGGAACAAGATCTGCTGTATTAAGAAGAAAAGTAATATCGAATTTAAAGTTTTCTAACACTACAACAATATTTGATAAACCTATTAATTTAGAGATAACAAAGCCTCAGTTATTTAATAGTGATCAAATGGTGTTAACTAAACTTCAGTCTAATAGTAATTATAATTACTATGGTAATGTAGATACATTGTTAGCTCCATTATATCAATATGGAATGTTGTTTAGTACAGGTGATACAAGTGTAAATATTAATGGGTATTATAATGCAACATTTAAAGATCCCCCAAATGCTTTCAAAAGATTTACAACAAGTGGAGCATATATAGCAACTACTTGGGATAAACTAAAAGATGATAAACAAGGAGATTATACAAGTGGGCTTAGAGCAGCAAGAGAGTCTATTAGAATGAGATATAAATCTACAGCACATCTTATATTTAGTATTACAAAGGATACACTTGAGACTTATGCTGTTAACAATACTCCAAGTACTAATAAATACCCATTCTTATTTTTAGCAGAGTTATATAGAACTAATATTAATGAGAGTACAATGTTTGGAGGGACAACAGAAGATGCCCTTCAAAATAATATATGGTACCCAGCAGGAGAGGCAATATCAATACCTTCTAATGGTATTATAGGAGAGAATACAATTAAATGGAAATATGGAGATACTTGGTATGAGAGATATGATTGCCTTAAAACATATTCTTTTACACAAGAAGATCCCAATAGCATAGTTGAAATTGGTTCTTTCTTAGTAGAGTCTAGAGTAAACATTGATGGTAGATATGACAAAAACAGAGGGAAGTCTTCTAATCTAAATATCAATAATACCAATTTTAATTTAATTAATAAAGTATATAGTCAAGCAGATTCTTTCTTCTCTTATAGAATATTAGACCAAGATTATTATAATTTAAACAATTACCCAAATACAATTACTTGGACTACAATGAAAGGTTCTGGAGAATCAGTAGATCCTTGGACTAGAATTACTATGGCTAGCACTTTTAATGTAGATGGTGCTAAAGGAGAAGTTACTGCTTTACGAGTATTTAAGGATAATATCTATTGTTTCCAAGATAAAGGAGTAAGTGCAATATTGTTTAACAGTAGAGTGCAGATTCCAACATCTGATGGAGTTCCAGTAGAGATAAGCAATAATTACAAAGTAGATGGTTACAAGTATATATTTGACAATACTGGATGCTATAATAAATGGTCTATTGTTACCTCTTCAGCTGGGTTATATTTCTATGATAGACAAAGTAAATCTTTCTATGTTATAGGAAATGGAGTTAATCCTATTAGTGATACTTTGAATATGAGTACTTGGTTTACAAGTCTTGATAATAGTAAATGGGAATCATTAGATTGGAAAGGAATAAAGACATTTTATGATAATATAGAAAGAGAGATATATATAGTAGCTAAGAATAAGGCTCTTATTTATTCTGAGAGACTGGGGCAATTTGAATCCTTTGTTGATTATGGTAGTACAGATGCTATATTTAGTACAGAAAGTGGATTATTTGCAATACATGGAACTACTCCATCATTACATTATCTCAAAGTAAATCATCTTGCAGCAAACTTCTTTGGAACTCAGTACCCAATAGATTTTACATTTGTAAGTAATCAAGATGCTACTATGGACAAAACATTTACAAATCTTGAATGTAGTGCTGAAATAAATAGTTCTGATATTGTAACAGATCCTGATTTAGAATCTATTGACTTCTTTAGTACAATAAGAGTTTGGAATGAGTATCAAGATACTGGTGAAGTACCTCTTACTTATAATATATGTAAGCCATCTAATACTAAGAAAAAGTTTAGAATATGGAGAGTACAGATTCCCAGAGACTCAGTTAAAAAGTTAAATAGGATACGTAATACATGGGCAAGGATAAAGCTAACCATGGGTAAGAATGCTAAAAAGGACTTTACTTTACATGATTTAATAGTTACTTATTATTTATAATTTTATTAATGGGGTTATAACAAAAAGTTGTAGCCCCATTATGTTTTTATATATTCAATAATTATAAAGGGAAATAATTACTATCTTTGTAATAATAAATTAATTATAGGAATTATGAGCGTTAATAAATACTCAAATGATAACTTTGATTATGGTAAATTAAAGGGAGCAGCTGACTTTTTAAACAGTGGCACTGAAGATACCATTCTTCAGGGATTAAGTACCTTTAATACCCTTAATAATAAGTCAACTGGGGAACCTGGTCAAGGTATATTTCTACAGATGAATCAAAGGAATTATGGCAAAGATCTTTGGGGAACTGCAGGAAAAGCAACTGATGCTGCTGCTCAAGTAATGACAGCTATTGATAATTTAACTACCAAAAGCAGACCTTCTTTAGCAGAAACTATTGGCTATGCTTATGGTGGTAATTTATATGATAGTGGTGGTTGGATGAATGTTGGTACAACATCTGCTGCTCTATTAGGTAATGCATTGCAGAACTCACAAATTAGAGATACTACTGATGCTATACAAGGAATAAATAATGCTCAAATGGGAAACCAATCATTAAATGATAGCTATGATTCCTTAATGAATGATTATAGTAATCTTAAAACACTTAATCATGTTAGTGCTAAAGATTTAAGAAATAAATCAGTATTTGGTGATATTGCTAATAGTCTTTCTGCAGGAGCTCAGGGATCAGCAGCAGGAGGAACTGTTGGTGGTCCTTGGGGAGCAGTTATTGGTGGAATTGCTGGTACTGCTACCTCTTTAATTGGATCTATTTTTGGAAGAAATAAAGCAAAGAAACAAGCAAAAAAACTAAACAATAGAATAGACTTTGTAAATGAGTTTAATCAAAATAGTTTAGAGAATAGACTTAATCATTTAAATTATAAAACATTTAGTACCATGGATAGTAATTATTCTGCATTTGGGGGACCATTGCAAGATAATCTTCCTATATTTGCTTATGGTGGTGGTCTATCAACTAATGGTGCAAACTTTAGTGATGGAATCATTGATGTTAATGCAGGAGGAACACATGAACAAAATCCAAATAATGGTGTTCCTATGGGAGCCGATGAAAATGGAAATCCTAATTTGGTAGAACAAGGAGAAGCAATATGGAATGACTATGTATTTAGCAATAGATTACAAGTTCCTGATGATATAAGAAAACAATATAAGTTGAAGGGTAAAAGGGGAATGACTTATGCTGATGCTGTTAGAAACCTACAAAAAGATAGTAAAGAAAGACCTAATGATGCAATTACCAAAAGAGGTTTAGATAGTACTTTAACTAGGTTAGCAAGGGCCCAAGAAGTAGATAGAAAAAAGCGGCAAGCAGCTGATGCTCTTACTCAAGCAGCGGTTAATTATTTTGCAATAGGAGGAGCTTTAGATAATGAGTTTTTAAGAGGAAGAACTAATGCTCCAATTGGTCCATATAATCCACTTACTGGATTTGTAAATAGATGGGGAAATAGTAAGAGAGTAGCAACATCTAATACTAATAATACTGAATATAGTGCAAGAACATTACCAGAAGTAACAATCTCCAGAAAAGCAACAAGAAGTAACTCTACAGCAAGGCGCAAGAGTAAAGTAACAGTAAGATCACATAGAACTGCTGTTACCCATAATACACAAACTACTCAAGCACCAACTCCTGATATATCTACTCTTCTGGCAAATATTCAAAATCCAACAACTTCAGTATTACCTATTAATATGCCAAATATTTATGGAAATAATAGTAATACAGGAGCTACTACTAAGGGGCAGCCTAATAACCAAACTACTACAAGTAGTCCTGCTAAAGCTCAACATAATCAAGAATATCTATGGGGCAGCATAAATGATGTACTAAAGAATAGAGAGTATGTTAACAGTAAAACATCTGGCTATCTTCCATATAATAAAACTCTAACAAAAGAGGAGCAAGAGAAGCTGAAGAAGGGAACTTTATATAAAGATCTACAATTTGGTGGTAAGGGAGACTATGATGTATTTACAACTTATGTAATGAATCATAAAAATGATCCTTATGTTCTTAGTTACCTTAAAGAGCTTGATGAAGCAGCAGGCGGAAATCATCTATTTGATAAAAAGGGCAACCTTAAGAAGGATGCTATTGACTATTGGTATAAGCAAAGAACTACAGGTCCTTGGGGTAAATACCATGAGACCCCACTACCTACACCTATTGGCCCAGCACCTCTTTTTAATGCTATACCAGCACAGGGTACAAAGGAATTTAATACTCTTAATTCTGCTGTTGCTAAAGGAATGCAGAAGGTAGCAAAGAGTGGAAATGCAGGTGGTGCAGATGATACTACAATAAATCCTAAGTGGATAGAAAATCTTAGATATGCCCCAGCTATAGGTGCAGGTATAGGTGTACTTGGGGATTTGTTTGGTGTTACTAATGTTCCAGATTATACTAATGCTAATATGGTATTAAACTCTGCAAAGGGACTTGGTAATGTAGCCTTTAATCCTATTGGGGATTATATGAAACCAGAGTTATTTGATAGAGATTATTATGCCAATCAACTCACTGCAGCAGCAAATTCTAGTAGAAATGCCATTATTAATAATTCTGGTCTTAATAGAGGAACAGCAACTGCTGGTATACTGGCAGCTGACAGAAATTATAATGACAGCTTAGGTAAGCTATATAGACAGGGAGAAGAGTTTAATGCTGCCCAAAGAGAGAAGGCACTTACCTTTAATCGTGGTACAAACATGTTTAATAGTGAAAATGATCTTAAAGCACAACAAATAAATAGTAGCATTAGAAATACCCAACTTAATGCAACTTTGGCAGCTGCAAGAATGAGAGAAGAGGCTATGGCAAGAGCAGGTGCTGCAAGATCTGCTAATATGACAAATCTATTTAATTCTCTTGGTAATATAGGAGTTGATGAAATAAATAGAAGAGATGCTCGTTGGGCAATTTCTAAGGGTATATTTGGTAGTTTAGGTTACGGAGATTGGAGAAATCTTGGCCTAAATGCAGAGCAAGCAAGAGCTATATATATGGCTCAAGGTAACTCAGATGCTGCCACTACAGCAGCTGAAAATGCCTATAATCAAAAGGCGTGTGGGGGTAAGTTAAATAAAAAGAAGAAAAAGGGATTAACAATTTAAGATATGCCAAATTATAATTTAGTTATTAATAGTACTTTTCAACCATTTACCTTAGAAAGGTATCTTCAGCCATATATGTTATATGGTCAAGCATTTAAGGAAAACCAGCAAGCACTGGCAGATCTTAATACCAGAGCTTCTGTATGGGAAAATCTGGCAAATGAAACTACAGATCCTCAGACTCATGCTAAATATAAAAGCTATGTTGATGATTTAAAAGCACAAGCAGATACATTAGCAAAACAAGGTATGCAAGCTAATACTGTTCAAAATATGCTTAATCTTAGATCAAGATTTGCTAGAGACATTACTCCAATAGAAACATTTTATAAAAAGAGAGAAGAGATGCAAAATCAAGTGAGACAAATGATGGCTCAAGATGATTCTCTTATTATACATAATGATCCCTTCTCTATGAGCCTTGATAGTTTTTGGGGTAATCCAAACCAATCTTATGAAGCTGTTTCAGGAGAGAAACTTAAAGTTAGAGCTGCCCAATTAGCTACTGCTATTAATAAAGCATCTTCAGTGGCAGATATAAAAGACTTGGGTAGTGGATATTTAGACTTTATGCAGAGAACAGGAATGACTTTAGATGAGTTTAAAAAGGCTATGAACTCTGGTAATAATGAAATAGTAAACATGATTACCAATGATGTGTTAAATGCATCAAGAATAAAAGATTGGAAAAACAAAGACGGAAAACCAGATACTAAAGCTATTGATACTGGTACTGCATGGGTTAGACAAGGGCTCTATGGATTACTTGGAGAAACACAACATAATATACAGCAAGATTGGATTAAGAAACAAGAGATGGATGAGGCAGCAGCAATTAATCTTGAAAATCTTAAATATCAACATGAGAAAGATTTACAACAATCTCAATATGGTGGTCCTCCCGAGGATCCATTCCCAGTAAATGATACTGATATGACTTTATCATTCTCAGAAGATAAAAATATTAGAAATGAATATGAGAATGCATTTAATAGATTAGGATTAAAAGAAAACACAAAGACTAATAAAGTCGTGTGGAATAATTATAGAGAGATTGAAATAGGGAAAAGAACTTGGGAAGTTAGATATGATGATGAAGGTATACCAGTATTTTATCCAGCTCGTGAAAAGAAAAATGTCAGATGGGTAGATAATAAAAATAACATATATACAGAAGCTCAGTTTGTTAATCAAGGTAAGACTAAGGAAGAAAAGGGAATATTAAAAGGTTATTATGAGCAGAATATATTACCTAGTATAAAGAAATTTGGTACTAGAAATATGAGTGAAATTTAC